GACAAAAGCAGTGGAACAGGGCTGTCCCACCGGTGACCACCAGCAGTGGGACAGGGGGCCTATATATAGGCCCCTGTCCTGTCCCACTGCTGGTCCGGCGGGTCCCGGTGCAAACCTCAAGAAGAATTGTCCCGGTGCTCGCGGTCACCGTCACAACCACGAAGAAAGGATTCTCATGAGCAAGCAAATGACATGGCACGCAATGGCCCGCATTGAGCGCGGCCTGATCCAACTGGCCGAGGATGCCCGGCACGCCTACTACCACAGCGAGCCCGAGGCGTGGATGCAGATCGTTGGGCGATTGACCATGATGGTCGGCCCGTTGTCGAGTGGCCGGCTGCGGACCCGTGAGGCCTACCGAGTGGCGCGAGGGCACTTGCAACGAACCTGCCTGACCGGCAGCGGCGAGTGGAGGCCGCCGACCGACGGGTGGGAAGCCGATGACGCGGCCTCCACCTGCACGGGTGGTCGGGTCCTCCCGGCACGAATCACCGCGTTCGGTTGCCCGGAACCGCAGCAATTGGCGACACAGTTAGTTAGCGAGGCGAGCACCAGCCCGAGGGGGCATGGCAGGAAGGAAGGACTACCCGTTTCCGGTCTGGTCTCGGGCGGCCTGTCGCAGACGCCAAACCAAGCTAGGACCCAGGCAGAGGGGTATACCCCCTATTCGGGGTCCTACGCCGGGTAGGCGCTTTTTGTCGTGCGGGCGGACCAGCTCGGATATGGGACTGACCTCATTTGTGACATCAGGACATGACATAACATAATGAACCACACCGAAAAAACCCTTGTGCATCTGTTGGCGTCGGAACGCGCCCTCTGGCATCCGCTCCGGTCCGAGGACTGGACCACGGCCACCGCCCCGACCGTGATCTATGAACATCGCCGAGAGTTCCGCGACAAGGGCGTCCGCTGGACCGCTGGCGGCGCTGACGCCGAGCGGAAGACCTCGGAGCGGTTCCTGAGCGGCTTGGTCGAGCAGGGGCTGATTGAAGCGTTCGGCCAACCGCGCCGAAGCCACTGCCGGCTCACTCACCGCGGCCGATGGCTGGCCACGGCCCTAGCCCGCATGCCCGACGACAGCGACGGCTGGTCGAGCGTGCTGTCAGTCCTGGAGTACGCGGGAGGAGTTACAGGCGTGTGGGTCTCCGAGCTGCTGGTTGCCGGCCTGGAAGGCTACCGCGCCAAAGGGGCCCGGCGTCAACTGGCGAGGGTCGCGGACTTTGCGGTCCCGGCGATCGTGGCCGGCTGGATCGAAGCCACGTCCGACGTTCACGGCCGCGTCTACTATGCGGTCACCCTTGATGGCCTGATGGCGGCCCAGCAGCCTGAACCCACCCCGCCCGACGACCTACCTGGGCCCGACGACGAAGCCAAGCGACTGTATGACGAGGCCGAGGCGGCGGCGCGCGACCAACTGCGGACCGAGAAGCCGCACAATCCGAGTGAGATCGGATTCGTTCCGTTTTCGTGCTCCCCCGGCAGCATGGCTGTCACGCCGTGGAACTACAAGCCCCAAACCACTACCACCTAAAGGAGTCCAATCAATGACCACATGGGAAGAACTGACCGCCGTCTGTCCCGACCTCACCGTCACCGCCGAGAAGGCCCTTGAGGCCAACCGTAAAGGCCGGAGCGACCTACTGACCTCATTGCTGTACGAAGCCGACCGGCTGGCCTGCACGAGCGGCAATCCCGCCATGGTGACCGAGGAAGCTTTCAACGTCGCCAGACGCCGGATCACCAACCTTGTGTTGCGTGGGGACGCCGAGCCTGACGTCGACGCGGCGGGCGCGAACACCGTCAACGCCGTTCCCGACATCCTCGCCTTTGACTGACCAGGAGCCTCCACGATGCCCACCCTCGCCAACCCCTTTGATCCGATCGCTGTGCCCGACTTGCTCGCCTGGTTTGAGCCCTTCGCCCATGCCCTGGTGCCCGAGTGGGCGAGCATGCCGGTCTATGCGGTCGACACGCGGCTGCCCGGCTGCTTTGGCCTGGTCGACCGCCTGTTAGACATGACCTATCAGGACCGCATCGCGGGATGGCGGGGGCGTGGCGCGTGCATCGCGCTGGATCTGCGAGCCATGCGTGAAGTAACTCGACTAGAGCGTTGGTTCAGACCGGCGCAAGAGCGGCACTTCCGCAGACATGCTGTAGCGACGTTTACGCATGAGCTGGCGCACATCGTGGCCGCGCCGGCACCCTACGGAGAGCCGCGAAAAAACTTGACGCCCAGATCGCGACGCAAGGCCGTTTCTGCGGCGTTGCGTGAATTGGATGAGTCCGAGGTGTCCGCCATCAACCTACTTACCCTCTTGGAGCACGATGCGCGCTTTATCCGCGCGGCCGCCCATCTCGTCTGCCGCGCCAATCGGCTGGGCGTCGACGTGTGGCTTGGTGACGTGGCGGCCGGCTCGCGTTACGAGCTGTCACCCGGCCGTGAATACTTCGCCGCGCTCCGCGACGAAGCTGAGGCGATGGGCGGCGAGACCTTCGCCACCATTAAGGCGACGCCCCCGCCCAAAGGCTTCACGGCTTTGTGGCGTGTCGACGTGCTGAATTGGGCGTCGCGCATCACCAACCCGAATGATCTTCAGTTAGCAGCGGCAACGGCCGCGCTTTCCATTTTTCCGAAGGAGTCCGAGTAATGAGTACTGTCCTCGATGCATTGGCGGCGCTTGTCAGTCGCCAGAAAACCAAAGCTGCGGATTACCCCGCACTAGTCCGAGCCTACGCCGACGGCAAGCCCATCGACGTTGTGCAAACCGAGTCGGTCTTGCACGCGGCCGGCAAGAAGGCCGAAGACCTCCAAGCAGACGTGAAGGCCATTCTCCGGCGGCGTCAACTGGCCGAGATGGCAGCCAAGGGGCCAGCGATCACCAAGCGGAAGGCCGAATTGGCAGAACGCCTTCAGCGCGAAAAGGCGGACTGGGATGCAAAGGCCGAAGCCCACTACAACGACGTCATGGCGCCGATGGAGGCCGAGCTACTCCAGCTTGAGGACAAGTCGGCGGAATGCGCGTTCGCCGCCCGCGAGCTGATCGACTCCGCGCCGCAATACCTGAAGGACCAGGAGCGCGAGCTAGGCCGGGGGCTGCAATCCGTCAGCACGATCTTGAACCAACTGCGTCGTTACGCAGAAGCGTGCCGGGAACGCGAGCGGTATCATACCGACCCGACCAAGCGGCCCAAGGCTTGGCAGTATGACGACGTTCACCCTGTGCTGGGGCTCCCTCCCATGCACGACATTTTGAAGGGCGGCGACCAAGCCGACGTGGCCCGTCACTACCAGCAGGCGGCCGAGCGGGCCGACGCCAAGATTAAAGAGCTTGAGCCCCGCAAACGCGAGCTTGAGACTCAGTTGCAAACGATCCAAGCCAAGCGGCTGGAAGCGTAAACCCGCGGTGCGCCGTGCCGCATGGTTTCCGGACTCCAAACCATGCGGCCGGCGCGGGCCCGGTCGGTGTTGAGCCATGCCGGCCGGGCCCCATTTCCCAACACAACAACTCTTGAAGGATCGAGACCATGGCAGGCGGAGACAGCAATGAGTGACTTTGCATGGGACTTCCCGCTCTTCGCGGCGCTGGACCTGACGACCGACGGTCTTGTCGGTTTCACCGATGGCGATGGCAAATGGCACCTGGCTATCTGGACCGATGAGGCAGGCGTCCGCGAGTTCATCGAGCGGGCTGGCAGGAAGTTGGCTCCCCTGATCCTCCCGACGGCGCTGGCCGTGGAAAGCGTGCTACGCGACGCGCTGAGCCTGGGGGCAGCGTCGATCGTTGTCGATGCGACCAAGCCCGATATGGACGCACTCGCGCGATACCTCCCGTTCCGCGTGTTCGCCTGCCATCCGGCGATGCAGGAGAAGAGCAAATGACCACAACCAGTCATCTTATCGCGCCACCCGCTAGAGGTATTGCGCGCTCATTTGAGAGGCTTAGGATGCAGGTGGTTAGGGTAAACACTCGCATTCCTGGAGGGCGGAATCATGGGGCGCGCAGTTCTGTGGGTGGTGTCGCTGTTCATCGCGATCACCGCACTGGCGGCGGTCCTGCTGTCGGTCGTGCTTCAGAGGCCAATGGCCAGCGGCCGGAGCGGATTGGACAGGCTCAAGGCGGCCGCGCAAACCAAACAGGAAAGGAATCCTAACATGCCACTCGTTGAAGTTCTCTCCGTTACCTACCGTTGCGGCGACAAGGTGTTTCGTCCGCCCGAGGGCGTGCGCGTCGAGGGGTCGGTTCGCGTCCGAGTTAACGGCCCGTGCCCGGACTGCTATGACGGCTACGGTCATCCGTATTTCAATGGGTACGTGACGTGTCCAGCATGGGAATCAATGACCCTCATTCCGGCGCTGACCTCATTCCCGTCGGAGGTCGATGTCCCTATCTACGCTGGCTCGAGCGCTACGACGGGGTATGTGAGTTGGACCGCCGAGTATTGCGGTGGAGGAACCTATGAGTCTGGGACAAGCAGTGTCCAGGTGCTGGTGGAATCCAGTCCGCCGTGGTTCGGTACGCCCACCCTTAGCGTCACTGGCTGCACTCCGCTCACCCATAGCGCCAGTGTCGGCATCAGTCGCGCAGACTCGTGGTCCTATCGGCTCCTGGACAGCGAAGGCAACCCGATCAGCGGCGGCACTCCGAATAGCCCCGACACGACGGCATGTTCATTCACGGCCACGGTAACCGGCATCACCGGGGCCGAGCAGATCGAATTCACGGCCACGAACACCAACGGAAGCACGACGCAGGCGTTTACGCTGCCTCCGCCGCTTGAGCCTCACGCCTCCATTTCCGCCGAGCCTATGGGCATCCTCGAGGGCGGCAGCGTCACGCTCACCTGGTCTTGGAGCGACGCGGCATCCGCCTCCATCGACAACGGTGTCGGCGCAGTCCCACCTAGCGGCTCCACCACCGTCAGCCCCACCGAGACGACTACCTACACGATTACCGCTCCCGGCGAGTGTGAGGACGCCACTGACTCGGTTGAGGTGTATGTGCAGGGCGTGCCGCGTCTGCCGTCGGCCTCCATGCGGCTCATCGCACAGACAGGCATTGCGTCAGCAAAGACCGCCCAACTGCCGGCGTCCGCTCAAATGCGGCTCATGGCCCAGGATCTGGACCGCCGGCCACATAGCAAGATATCGCTGTGTCGCGTGGATGCCGTCGAAGAGGTGCGGACGACGCACAGGAAAGTTTCGCTGAGCCGCGTTGACGCGCGGGCACAGAAACGCAAGATATCCCTGGCGAGATTCGACGCACGAGCCAACCACTCCAAGGTCTCGCTGTGCCGCACCATTGCCATCTATGCCGACCGGACGACGATTTACGCGCGGAATGTCGAGACCGGCGCCGTGACCGTCCTAGGGACGATCGAGGGAGATGCGGCCCAGAAGACGTTGACCGGCGTTGCCATCGCCCCGGGCACCTACGAGATGTGGACCACGCACGACAGCACACTGTTCGCCGGGGCCCGACGTAGTGCGACTAGAATCTACACGTTCCGCGACGATGGGCCGCCGATCGCCGACCCGCTTCCCGGCGTCGTCAACCTGGCTTCGACGATCAAGCGGGGCGTCGCTACGATCACCTGGGGCATCGCGCATCCGATTTCGGTCTGGGGTCTTTCCTTTGGCGTCTGGTATTCGGCCACATCACCGGTGGCGACGTTCACGACTCCGACGGAGCTGGTCACGGCATCCAAGGTGCGGACCTCGTTTGAGACGTTCCATAAGCAGACGGCAGCGGAGTATGTGGCCGTGGCCTTGATCGGTGCCGACGGATCGCTGGGGCCCGTGGCGGAGTTGGCGTTGCCCTGGGGCGTCGCTCCGGGGAGCCCCGTCAACCAGACGGCGGGGTAGGCGGGCTACTGGCTTGACATCAGGAAAAACGACGTGACTGTACGTTTCGCCCCCAGCACCGTTATGTATTGCGATGGCGGGCCGACACACCACCGGCCCGCCAGGGTGTACTCGTCACCATCGACCCAGTTCGTAGTCGGTATGTCATACAAGAGCACGGTTGTTGAAGATGAACTGTTCCACATTATCTCCGCGAGCGCCTGATTGTGCCGCAAGACTTGGATGATTCGAACGGGGCGTTCGAGCCGGCCGCGTTCCCCAACTGCCAGCGGATAAGACAGCACCTTGCTGGCCTCCGCTGCTTCGCGTTTCTCGTCCTCTGCTCGCCTCGTGGCGGCAAGTCGCCGCGACTCTTCCTGCTGGCGTTTCCAATCAGCCTCATCGCGAGCACGCTTTCGTTCTAACGCCGCGAGATACTCCCGTTCGCGATCAGCTTCCTTCCGTCGAATGATGGATTGCAGTTTGCGAAGTTTCTTCCGCGATTCCTCCAGCCTTGTTTTGGCCGGCTCGAAATCGGAAGGATGGCGAGACGCATCCTCAAGAATCACCTCAATGACTGCGCATGCTTGCTCTTCATTCGACTCCGCGATACGATCGGCTTCTTCGAGCCTAGCCGTGATTTCACCCCAATTATCGAGAATCCATGTGTCTCGAGACATCTCGTATCGGACCATAGCCACGATAGCGACCAGTACAGGAGCAAAGACGATCCCCACTAGCAGCCCGGTCTTTGCGGAGAATCGCCAATTGCTTGGCAGACGAACTGGATGCCTGGTCCCCATCCATCTACCCCTTTCCTTGCCATCCCCGGCATTACCACCACAACAACGAAACGCGCCAAGAGACTACAGCTTGGCTCCACACTTCGGGCAACGCATCACGCGCCGGCCGAATTCCATCGTCGACATGCCATCGACGCCGCATTTCTGACAGAACGTCTCGCTGGACTGAGGAAGCGGTCGCGTGATAAGGCTCGCTCCACAGTGCATGCAGGCGGTCGCATCGGACGCCACCACGCCCTTGCATGACGGGCAACGCTGGCGGAGGTCGGACAGAAAGAAGACCAGTAGCCAGCCGATCGGCCCGAGCAGTAACCCAAGCACGAGCCCGGCCAGCACGCGACCGTTGACCACCAGCGCAATCAGGCCACCGATCGCGGACAGCGCACACCACAGAACCACCATGCCCATGATCACCACCCCTTTCGTTAGCACACCATCGATGCCCGCCAGTCTAAAGCCGGCGTGGGCGCGGAGCAATAGGTGGGCTGCCCGACGGCCAGCGCAAAGAATCGGCCGCGTGGAGGGTGGGGTTCCATCGCGGCCGCGCTGCCTCAGCTTGTCTGTATGGGTCGAGACAGCGCTCACCAGCATAGCGCCGGGGCGGGCTGGAAGCAAGGGGCGGCGCCATGGGGGCGCACAAAATCGGCCGCGCCGGAGGGCAGCCCGACGCGGCCGCGCTACCTCAGCTTTGCGGGTGAGGCAGCACGATCAGGATACCACCGGGGCGACGCTGTTTTCAAGTGGTCATTTTGGCCACTTGATCGCCGACGATGCAGCGCATAAAAAACGGCCGCTGAGAGGGAATCAGCGGCCGTGCTGCCTCAGGAAGGTTGAAGACCTGGGCAGCTAGACAAACATACATCACAATTGGCAAGCTGGATAAGATTTTTCCCGACACCCTCTAGAATCGCCCAGGAGCCCCGCTGGCGGCTCGGTTCGTCTTCCGGCCCGTCCTTCGAAAACTTCATCCGGTGACGAGGAAACGCAAGCCAGGAGGTCATTTTTGGGCCATCGGCCGGTCCATCACTGACATCACAGCCCAGATCATCATTCCACCCCTCCAACAGAGGTAGTTGACTTTCCCGGAGGCATCAGCGATAATCACGGGCGATGGCAACCGCCATCCGGGCTTGATAACCCGATCGAAAGGACACCCATGCGTCAGACAGTGAGCCCACGTACTTGGGGCCGTGTTGAAGCGATGAACCCGCAGCGGCGGGGGAGCAACGCACGGTCGGCGGTCGATCCGCTTATCAACCGAGCACGTGGGCTCACTGTCTTCTTTGCTGGCAATCTGCCAGCGAAAGGAGCCAGTCATGGCTACCCAAGTCTCTCTGTTTCGTTCTAACGGTTCGCTCTACGTCTCCCGTCAGGCCGCAATTCGCCAAGCCATCCGGGATGCCTTCGACGGCTACGAACCCGACGACCCGACCGTCGACCCGGCAACGCTCGTTGCGGCGGCGACGATCGACACCCAGGGGACCGAAGTGCTCGGAACGGTCGATCCCGACAACCCGGAGCACAAGTTCCACACCATCCCGCTTAGGGTGCCCGAAGGCTGGGAACCCCAGCATGAGTTGAGCGTGCCCATGTTCGGCTGGCTCGGCTCATGGCAGACCGACCGCCGTAGCCACGATTCCCGGCAGAGCGCGTTCCGCCGGATGGTTGAGCTGAACGACCAGACCAACAGCTTGCTTTCGTGGGCCGAGGATCGCGTTTGGTGGGTTGTCACTCAAAGCGGCGATCCGATCCCGGAGGAATCGACCGACACGTTCGTTTTCGAGGGCGACCGGGGCATCATCGAGCGATGCCAGCAGTTGCCTATGGTGCTAGTCTTACCGACCGCCGATGAGGTCCGCGACGGGCTGGCCCATCTGGTCGACTATCGAGCGCAGGAGGCGGCGGAGAATGTTGCCCGTGGGCAACAAAACCCGCCCAGCGAGCCCGCGGAGAACGACGACGAGGAGAGCGGCCCGGTGGCTCGAAAATCGGATCACTGTGAGCCAATTGAACGGACCAACGGACACGCCGCGGGTCACTGTGACCCGAAGCGGCCCGCCAAGCGGCAGACGCTGACCCAGATCCTTCGGGCCAACGGCTTCGACAAGTTCGTGGGCGGCGAAATGGACGAGCGAACCCAGACGTTCGATCTGGAGTTTGACGTGGCCGGCCCGTGGTACGTGCCCGCGATCGACGACCGGATTGACCTGGAAGGCATCCTGCTGGCCCTGGCAACCGACCTGGAGGAGACTGCCCGCAAGTTCCGCAAGGCGGCGGCCAACGGCTTGGCGCGGCCCGGTGACGACGAGGAGCCGGACGAAGACACGGAGGTTGAGGAAGAGGAAGAAGCCGACGAACCCACGGCCGTGGTGGGAGGTGTCGCATGATCACCACCGCATACGTCGAGAACAACGTCGTCACAAGCAACCGGCAACCGAAGATGACGACCGTTCAGAAGGAGGCCCGCAAGAATCGCATCCGCCAGCAGGTCGAGGCACTTCTGACGGACCGGGACGTCCGGACCTGCTACGCTGCACTCGTTGGCACAGCGGCAAACCTCCATCGCGCGGGCCGGTATCAGGATGTGCGCATCCTGCTCATGTCGGTCTTGGAGATGGTCCTTCGAATCCACTTTCAGATCATCACCGGCAGGCAAGACCCGGCCACACTCAGTACCGAGGCTTATACGAAGAAGCTGCGGTCAGCCGGCGGCATCGACCACGAGACCTACGACATGCTCATGGAACTATGCCAACAGCAAGCCCCGTATGGGCAGGAGCACAGCGAGCGGCTGCTGCTGGTCGCTAGGTCGATGATTCAGATGACCTACGCAACCCCAGACGAGGCGGCGGCCGTTCGGCTGCCGTAGGAAGGCAAACGGTTGACAGTGGCCCCGCCCCGGGCGATGCTGGGGCGGGGCTTTTCGTTCATGGGCGGCACGCCGCATGCAGCGGCGAGTGGGCGGGGTTTATTATTTGAAGGCGTTCCATGACCAAGCCTGAACCTCAAGAGCAGCAGCCAACGGCGGATACGGACGAAGTTACGGAGTTCGACAGAACCGTAGTCCGAATCTTGGTGGACTGGTATGGCGAGGAGATGCTACATGGTCCGGCCACGGAAGAGACGACGATTCGACGGTGGGCGAGGAAGACCTTCAGGGTCGGCCCCATCAGAATGCGGGAGGCGACAGGGAGAAGCCATCGGGCGATGAGGCGGAGGGAGGCGAGGTAAGACCGCATTTAGGCGAGCGGCTTCTCACTAGACACTGGCAGGGAGGCGTAGGCAAATCAGATCTTGCCTGTGTAGTTGTTGTAGGCTTCGTGCGAGCCGATCCAGTACCAAATGTTAACCCCGCCGTCCTCTACGTAGATTGCGCGGTAACGACGGGTCACAGAAACCGCAACGCTTCCAATCTTATGCCGCCCCTTCTTGGTGTCCTTCAGGAAGTGCCGCTCCAGTGCTGGGTTGCTTGGATCTCGACAGAATAGATCGAAAGCGGCCTTGGCGGCCGTCTGCACAGGCTCCGGCAGCTTGTCGAACATGGCATTGAAGCCAGGGGCGCGGCGATTACTGTTACCCGTCGTTCCCGCAGAGCTCACGAGTTTCGCCCCCTCGGTACTGGTCTATCGCTTCATCGCGAAGTTGCACTAGGGCATCGTCGGCAAAGAACTCTTCATCGGGAATTTGCATGCATCGCAACTCGTGGCAGACACTGCGGAATTTCTCGGCGTTCCGAACGGCCCCAAAGTCAGCTTCAACACTCGGCAGCACGTCTTCAATCGCGCCGCAGGCCCTGCGCAACAAATCATAGATCGTGTCGATCGCGGCAAGCGATTCCGCGCCACACTCGCGATCGTTCTGATATAGGCGAGTGCGAATGGTTTCGTCAAGCCGGTTGACCAGCTCAAAGACTCGAATGCCGTCCGCAACTACGTCTTCGAAGGCAAAAAACAGCATGGCCTGTTCGTGATCGGTCTTCCACAGCTCAACCTCATCGCGGTAAACGCGGGCTTTGCTCTGCGCCAGTTCGAGGAGGTTACACATATCCCAAACCCTTTTCTTAAGACGCGATCTCACCCGATATCCGTGGCGAAACCATCATCACTTATCGGCCCACGCGAGACTTGCGTCCCACCTAAATCCAGTCTACTACCAGGGGAATCGAAATGAAACCGCCTGGTTCGCGATTCGCCAACTGCATTGATAAGGAATATCCCTGCGTCCGTCAATAGACGGAAGTAGCCACTAGGCTAAGCCATCCATAAGTAACGCAGCCGCAAACGCTTATGCGGACTACTGACGCCCAGCGACCGGTGGGGTTCTCACTGGACACCCCACCAGGGTACGGAGGATTGCGGGTGGTCCTCTTTTCACTGGTGACGCAATGTTGCAGAAGGACACTAGGGGGCACTGTCGCTAGCCAGCCCTAGCGCCGGCATAGCGCTGAGCACCCCCCCTACCATCAGGGCATAAGAAAAGCCTTTCCTAACTCGTTGTCAGGAAAGGCTTTCAGGAGCTGGGGAACAAGGATTTGAACCTTGACTAACTGATCCAGAGACCTTTCAAACAATCCTATTCAGCTAAGTTACCATTCCTAACACACATCTTAGCAAGACATATCTCAAACGCGTCTCATTCGTGTTTTTCCGTTTCAGAGCCCGCCTTTGTCCCACTTCTGGTCCCACTGCTTTTCCGCCTTTCTCGCTTCCATGCAGACCAGATACCAGCCGCTGTAGTCTCGGCCAGACTCCCAACGTAGTACGTCATTGTAGTGGCAATGTCCTTGTGTCGCATCATCCCCTGAAGAACCTGGGGAAGGACACGCGTCGCCCAGCGCAGCCCGAAGGAACGTCTCAGATCGTGAGCGCTGGCGAATTTCCCCTTATGGGCATCAACGACAACGCTTGCTCGTTCTCCGATCTGTGAGATCGTTTTTGAGACGACCCGCAAATCACGAACCGAGTTGCCCATTTTGCTTGTCAGGCGAAAAACGCGACCTTCCCGCTGATCTTCAGGCCATCGTTTTTCAAGGAACCTCCAGAACTCCGGAGCAACCGGAAGTAACTGCTCTTGGCGGTTCTTCTGACCCTTCGGAGGAATCCAGAGCATAGGATACGCGCCGTCACTGCAAATCGCGATGGCCTTTTCGTCGGATGGCGTGGGAGCCCAATACAGATGCAAGGCCTCGTCGAGACGCAGCCCGGACCACCACAGCCCACGCAAGAACGTCCGCCACAACGGGGCGGCCTCTTTCCCTACAACCTTCGAGACTACTTTGAGCATTCGCTCGAACTCTTCCCGAGTCAGCGGACGCCCCTTCATTCGCGCTGCACCAGACCGGCTGGCACGAAGCCGGGGGAACTTCGGCATTTTCGGCATCAAACCCGTATCTGAAGCCCAACGAAATGCCGCGCGGAGACCGCGGAGATAACTGGCGATGGTCGCTTCGGTCACCTGCTCTTTCGGTCGCCGGCCTCTGCCTTTCTGCTTCTCCTCCGGCGGCTTGGCTGGCCGCGGTTTTCTCAACTCCGAGCAAAACCGACTCATAACACTGCCGTTCACAACGGCCAGTCGTGGCGGCTTCCCGATCACGCGTTCGAACGCGTTCAATGCCGTACGGTAACACGTTCGCGTCTTCGGCTCGACGCCTGGCAAGACCTCCGCCTCATACCGGTCGCGGAATTCTTCCCACGAAACCTGGGACGGCGGTGTGTATAGCCCCGCATTCAGTTCCGCCTCCCAGACCGCTCCAGCACGATCGGCGTCCTTTCTGCGTCCCTCGTTTACCGGTACCTCCGTCGACCTCCGGCTCCACTCCCCGGAAACTGGATCTTGGTACTTCATCCGATAGTACCGCCGCCCAGATTCCTCGTAGACGTAGACCCTGATTCTGCCCTCTTGCATCGAGGCTACTCCGATTTCCCAATGCAACGAACTTGGGCCATTCCCGCCTTCGCCGTGGCCTGCGCAGCGAAGTCCATTATCGCGGCGAATCCCTTGGTCAGTGGAGAACTCTTCGAAAGCGACTGATTCATTTCGACAAAGGCGCCACCGCCATTCTCTGATCGTTGCCGGACGATCGCCGCCGCGTCCCGCAGGCTCTTGGCTCGCAACTCAAGCTCAGAGGCGAGTTGCTCAAGATCGTCGGGGGTGTACTTAGTCCAAGCCATGGGCCACAAAACCTCAATTGCGACGTGTTTGTAACCTAATTACCACCTAAGTGTACTGCAAACACGCCATTCTGGTCAACATTCCGACCGCAGTCAAATCACAAAAATCGCCAGCCTGCGCGATTTTCTTCGGGCAGCAACCGCTTCTGGCGATTGCTGTTATGACTCAATTGTGCTTCAAACATGTTCAGCTACGTTGACAGTCTGACGCGATTGCAATACATTCACCGCATGTTAAGTATCGTTTTAGCGTAAACGCGTCACGTTTATGTCACGTTCGAGCAACAACGGGGTGAGCCATGGAGTCACGTACGGACGTGTGCAAGGCCAATACGCAAAAGACTTTGCATGAATCGCATCAGTCGAAACGGCCGCCGCGTCGCCGGCCTGGAGATGGCAGGCCAGACCAGCCAGGAAGGCTTGGGGTCATTTCGGAGCATGAGCTTTACACCCGTAAGGAGGTAAAGCTTCGAATGGGCCTGAAGGACGCCGCACTGAGGGAGGCACAAGCCAAGGGGCTTCGAGCCGCCAAGATCGGCCGCAACAAGTTCTACCTCGGCCGCGACATCATCGCCTACGTCCAGCAACAAGCAGAGGATCAGGACCTCAACGCCCCTTCTGACGCGTGAAGGCGAGACCCAGCCATGCAAACCAACACGCCTCCCTGGACGCAGGCCGCCGAGGCCTTGCGGGATCGAGTGGTCGAGCGACTCCGCGGGCTGCTCAATGAGCAGGTCCCAAGATTCGCGGCCGACGCGGAGGCCACGGAAATCGAGCCGTGCGACGTGGAGATCGTGCTGGCCAACCTGTTCGCGGATGACCGGCATCAATTGCTGATGAAATGAGGAGGGAACCGTGGAACTGACAACGAAACAGGCCGCCATATTCGGGTACATCCGCCTGCAGGTCGCCCAGTCCGGCCGAGCGCCGACCATTCGCGAGATCGGCGACCACGCCGGGATCCGCTCGCCCAACGGCGTCGTGTCGCACCTGAAGTCCCTGGAGCGCAAGGGGTTCATCAGGATCGAGCCGGGGATTGCCAGGGGGATCACCATCGTCAGATCGGAAGCCAGCACCAAGGGCATGGAAGACATGGCCCGCGTCATGTTGGAGTTTCACCCTACCACCGTTCCCGGAAGTCTCAGCGCCGGCACGATCCTCGACACGCACGCCGGCCACCGCCTGGTGGTTGCCTCAGTCACGGCCGAATGCGAGAGCTTCGGCCAGACCTTGGCCGCGGCCCCGGCCATGCGGATCGCCCTGGAAGCGGTTTCCGAGTGGTATCGCAGCGGCGGGCCTGATGTGTCGGATCCGCCGATGGACATGGTCCACGCCGCATTGGGATTGGCCCACAGGCAGGCAAAGGAATCACGAGGGACGTAGATCTTTCCCCCGGGGTTGTCCGGGGCCGTGTTGGCCCCGGCCCCGGGGGTTTTTGACGAACATCATTGAGACGTACGGACCGCCCGGCACGGAGCCGGGCGCGAGGGATGGGCAGCGATGCCCAACGGACAGGACTAGGGCCGGCCGCATGAGGCCAAGCCGGCCCGCAGGCGAGGAGGGATCTTCGATGGCGCTTACGCTCTCTAGGAAAGCGGGCCAGGGGATTTGGATCGGGGACAACGTCCACATCAAGATCACGAAGGTTGTGGGGGGCAAAGCGACGATCGCCGTCTCCGCGCCACGGAAGGTGTGCATTCTCCGCGACGAGCTCGAACCGAAGCAGGGAGGCAATTCCAATGGGCAAGCCAGCCGCTAACAACACTCCAAAATGTCCGCCGTGCCCGCAGTGCCGGACCGCTCGGCACGCGACCACGGCCGCCAATGGTCAGTACTACTGCCATAGGTGCGACATGTACTTCGACGCCGACCCCAACGAGGGCGGCGACTTCTTCGACGATCCGACCAAGCGACTCCAGCGCATGGAGCGGAGCCAACCGACAAAACCACACGGCCGCCGGCCGGCCAGGTGACACGCCGGCGAACCGTCTCCAACTTTCCACGTCACCAGACCAGGAGCTACCGCTATGCACGTAACCGAGATCACCGTCAGCGCGGCCCGGACTTTCAACCATCCCTATGAGGCCTACGCCAACTTCAAGCCGGCCGTGAGTCTCAAGGCCACACTGGCACCGGGCGAGGACCCGGCCAACGCTACCAAGCAGCTCCAGCAGCAGGCCGAGACCTTGGTCGAGGATCACAAGAATGCCCTGCTCACCTCGGTGCACGAACTGCACCGGATGAGCGAGGCCCAGCAGCGAGCGGCCGAACTCGGCCGCCAGATTGCCGCCGCCCAAGACAAGCTCGACACGCTGCGCAAGGAATACCCGGACCTGCCTTCTTTCTTGGCCCTCCCCGCGGCTCAGGCGAAGGCCGACGAAGAAGACGACGAAGACTTCGACGAGTTCGAGCCCGTCAAGCCGTCCGACCGCGACTAGTCCACCCTCCACTCCAACCCACAACGAAGGGAAAACACTGCCATGTCGACGCTTCAACAACTCAAAGACGACCTGATGGAGGCCGAAGGCCGGCTGGCCCAACTGAGCGCCCAACGCAACGCCCACACGGAGGCCATGGAACGCGCCACGCCGGCTATTGCCAAGCGTTTCAAGCTTGAACGGTCCTACGTTGGCCCGACCGTCACCGAGGCCTATGCCGTCCAAGCCGATGCGGAGACGGCATGGAAAACCCGTGTCCGAGAAACGGCCGAGCGACGGATTGCCTTGGAGCGGGCCGAGGTCGAGGAGGCCAGGGCGAAAGAGCGATACGTCGACGCAGCCGCCAGCCTGGCCGCCGCGTCCGAAGTCCATCGCGAGCTTGTCCGTCTCAATGAGATCATCACGGCGCCCGAGCGGATCGACGAGGTTTCAGCCGAGACGATGAAAGCGGCCCAGCAACGCGTTGCCGACGCCCGGACCGCCATGGAGAACGCCGAGGCCGACCAAGCGAGCACGCCGGAAGACGCCGACCAGGGCGAAACGATCGTCCTGATTTCCAAGCATCATCGCCACTGCCCGTGCCAGAGGCCGAAGACCGCCCCATGAAAGCCATCAGCATCCAACAGCCCTTTGCCCACCTGATCGTTGCCGTGGGCGAAAAGCGGGTCGAGAACCGCAACCAGTGGAATTACCCCCACCGCGGCCCGCTGTTGATCCACGCGGCCAAGTCCAAGCGGCGACTGATGCCCGCGGACGAACGGAAGTATCCCGACATGGCCATGGGGGCGATCGTCGGCATTGCCGAGCTGGTCACCGTGATGTCGATCGAGCGAATCCGCGCCGTACCGTTGCCGCCGGAATTGGCTTGGCTTGCGACCCACAAGCACACCGAGGGCCCGCGCTGCCTGGTCCTCCGAAACGTCTGCCGGCTGGCCAAGCCGATCCCCTACCGCGGATACCTCGGCCTGTTCGACGTGCCCGACGATCTGCTGGCCGGCGCGAACTGGATCAAAACGCCGATCGTCGGCTAGCGCCGCGACGGATCAAGGATAGTCCCGGGGCCGTGGTCGGGCCGTGTGAGCCCAGGCCCCGGGGCATTTTGATGAGACAAAGGAATCACAACCAATGAGCCCTTGGATTCAGACTTATACCGGCCGGATGTTCTGGCCGCTCAATCCGTCCGCGGATTCCGTTTGCATTGAGGACATCGCCCACGCCCTGGCCCTGAAGTGCCGCTATACGGGCCACTGTACGCAGTTCTACTCCGTGGCCCAACACGCGGTCCATGTCAGTGAGATTGTGCCGACCGCTGCCCTGTGGGGGCTGATGCACGACGCGGCCGAGGCCTATTTGCCCGACGTTGCCGCCCCGATCAAGCCACGCCTGACCGGCTTTCAAGCGATCGAGGGCCGGGTGCTTGGCGTAATTGCCGTCTGGGCAGGCTTATCGTTTCCGGTTCCCCCGGAGGTCCACGAGGCCGACCTCCTTCTACTCCGCACCGAACACCGCGACCTGATGGTCCCGCCGCCTCGCGAATGGGAAGTTGACAAGCACTATCAGCCGCTCAGCTTCAGGATTGATCCCCAGCCGCCCGAGGTCGCAGAGCGGATGTTCTTGGACCGCTGGGCGCAACTGACCGCACGCTAGGCCGAGGCCCGATCCGTGAAACGCGAGACGCTCCGACATCCAAAAACCTACGACCTGGCCGCACGGCTTGGCATCGACCGGCCCGCGGCCCTGGGAATCCTCCAACTCCTCTGGGACTACACGGGCGAGGTAGCCCCACGCGGAGACCTGGGGAAATGGTCGGACGGCGTCATTGCGCAGGCCTGCGACTGGCGAGGCGACCCAGCCCAGTTTGTTGGGGTCCTGGTCGATGCCCGATGGCTCGACAAGAACGACGCGTGCCGGCTGATCGTCCACGACTGGGCCGACCACTGCGAAGAGTGGGTCGTCAAGAAGCTCCAACGGATGGGTCTCGACTTCCTGGAGTGCTATGGCAGCAAACGTCTAGCCAACAGCAAGACGAAGAAGGCCATTCCACCGCTCGACGACGCAACGCCATCGCGACCATGTCGCGACGGCGTCGAGACAACGGCTAGCCAGTGTCGCGACGTTTTACCCCCCATCCTATCCGAACCGAACCGAACCGAACCGGAAGCCAATCCGAACCCGTCCCATCCCGTCCCGTCCAAAGAAAATCCGTCCGTTCCGGCCGTCCCTGCAAGCCACCCGGCAGAGCCGGTCGACTGGCCGGCCGCTGCCCGCGAGGCCAGCGCCGTGTGTCGCCGCCTCCGTCTCCAGGCCACCACTCGCCAGGACCGCTCCCTGGTCCTCGGCGTCTGTGCCCTGACAGTCCGCGGAGACTTCCCACGGAAGTGGCTGGCCGAGGCCGTCGAGGCCACCGCCGGAGGAGGCCACCAAAAGCCCTGGGCCTACTTCTACCGCTGCATGTCCAACCAGGCCTCTAGCGCAGGCGTCAACCTCGACGCCGCCCTAGCACCCCTGGAGATCCCCGAAAACCTCGCCACCCCACACCCATAGCTGGAACCGCCCCGATGATCGAGCTAACCCAATTCGACCATTTTGACGAGAGCCACCAACCGACGGTGTTCATTCTTGACCCGTCCGCCGTCCTCTCCGTGTCCCAATTCCGTACCCGGATCGCGTTTGGTGGCTCGGTCGACGGTGCCCGCCTTCGCCTTGCCAACGGCACGACCGTCGACGTCTGGGAATCCGCCGAGGAGGTGACACGCCGCCTGGCCAAGGAGCGTGAAACACCATCCAGCCCCCAGGCTCTGACCCTCAAGCTCCCCTGGCCGCCGTCGGTCAACCGGTACTGGCGTTTCGTCGGAGGAAAGCCGCTGATCAGCAAGCCAGGCCGCCAGTACCGCGAGGCGGTCGGCGTGGTCTGGTTCGTCGAAACCAACGGCCGCCGCAAGCCGCTGACGGGCCGGCTGGCCGTGGCGATCGAGACCCATCAGCCGCCGGACCACCGCGACCACGACCTCGACAACCTGTTCAAAGCGCCGCTGGACGCCATGCAGACCGCGGGAGTCTACCTCAACGATGCCCAAATCGACCAACTCACCATCACCCGCGGCCCGACCGACCGCGCCGGGTCGCTCGCCGTGACGATCAGCGAGAAAGGCGGACCGGAATGAGCTACGCCGACTACGTCAAGCACCTGATAGCCGAGGTTTCCAAGAAGCTGGGTATCCCGGCCGCAATCGTCGCAGTCGTCCAAACCAAGCCGCATTCGCCGGCGATCGCCGGCGCGAACCACTTCGCAGCGGCTCACGCTGGAGCGTATACGACGGTTCAAGCCTGCCTGAAGGCCAAGGGCGATGAATTCGACGCCGCCCTCCACCGCACGGCCGAAGAGTGGATCATCGCCCAGCGACTGCCGGCCGACATCCCCGAACCCAACCGCCGCAACCTGGCCAAGCTCCTCTGGATCGCCGGCAAGGCCTTTGAGGTGAACGTCAAAGCCAAGGCCAGGGCCAACCGCATGCGGATCAAAACCGAGGAGTGCTGGACGTTATGAAACGACGAAAAGGACCCATGATCGGAGCGGACCTGTTTTGCGGAGCCGGCGGATTCACCACCGGCGCCGAGGCCAGCGGACACGTCAAGATCGCCCTGGCCGTGAACCACTGGCAGCCGGCTATTTTCACCCACCGAACTAATCACCCCGGAACGCGGCACATCTGCGCGAGAATCGACGACGTGGACCCGCGACACGATACGACGCTCCCCGAGCTGGATCTTCTCTTGGCGTCTCCCGAGTGTACACATCATTCGATTGCGAGAGGGGGCCGGCCGATCGACGACCAGAAACGGGCGACGCCGTGGCATGTGATCATCTGGGCCGAGGCCAAGCGACCGCAATGGGTGGTGGTCGAAAACGTGCGGGAGTTCCGCGACTGGGGGCCAATCGACGAGCACGGCCGGCCGATCAAGTCGCGCAAAGGAGAAATCTTCCGCCAGTGGATCAAGAGCCTGGAGGCGGTCGGCTATCAGGTCGACCATCAGCTCCTGAACGCCGCCGACTTCGGAGCGGCCACTAAGCGTGTGCGGTTGTTCATCGTCGCGAGGCGTGGCAACTCCAAGCGTGACATTCCTTGGCCGGAGATCACCCACCCACAAGCCCAATGGAAACCGGCTTGGTCGGTCATCGACTGGTCAAAGCCTTGCCCGAGCATCTTCGCCCGCAAGCGACCGTTGGCCGAGAAGACGATCCGGAGGATTGAGATCGGCCTTCGAAAATTCGTGGGCGCCGCGGCCGAGCCGTTCATCGTCAAGCTGCGCAACAACTGCAATGCCGATTCACTCCATGGACCTCTAAGCACCATCACGACCAGTGGAGCGCACCACGGCCTTGCCATGCCGTTCATGCTCCCGCGCCAAGGGTTTTACGACTGCCGGAAGGACAAGCCCGCGAAGGGGATTGACGAGCCGATTCCCACGATCACGGCCAGCCACGTTCCCGCCGGCGTGGTGATGCCGTTCATTACGCAGTATCACAACGGCGACGGAGGCGAGCAACGGAACTACAGCCCGGCAGAGCCACTCCGCACGCTGGACACCCAGAACCGCTACGGCATCGTGGTTCCGTTTCAGTTCAAGGCGATGGGCCGGAACCCGGGGGCCACGAAGTCGATCGACACGCCGATTCCGACGATCGTGGCCGCCCGGGAGAACCATGCGATTGTGGTCCCCTACCTCCTGGCCGTCAACCACGGCGGCGAAGATGACCGCTCCCACTCGCCCCAAGAGCCCTTGGCCACGCTGACAACCAAGACCGGCCACAGCATCGTGCTGCCGTTCCTCACGAAGTATTACGGCACTGGCAGCGTCCAGGCCGTGACAGAGCCAGTCGACACGATCACGACCAAGGACCGCTTCGGCCTGGCCATGGTCTCCCTGATCAAGACCATGCAAGAACTAGGCGTCGTCGACATCGGCTTCCGCATGCTCGACGTTGACGAACTGGCCCGGGCCCAGGGGTTCCCTGAGGGCTACGTGCTCCACGGAACGAAGGCCGAGCAGGTCAAGCAGGTCGGCAACAGCGTCTCGCCCCCGGTCGCCGAGGCCCTTTGCCGCACTCTTGGCGAGCAAGCAGCTTGAAACCAATCAACCGAGGAAAACCCATGACCCGCGCAAAACCCGAATCCCCCGACGATAGCCCGGCACTGAAGCACCAATCGCCACACTACCCGAAACGCTGGGGCGGCAAGGTGCCCCGGCGGGTCCTGATGACCAAGACCGCCAGGTCGGACATCCCCTTGCCGCGGCCATTGGTTGCGACCGCCGGCAAGGAATACGACTGCTGGGTCAACAGCCACGGGGCCGTGGCCGTGATCGTCGGGCCCTACGACTCGTTGGGCGTCAAGCCCGATGAATTCGAAGTCGTCGCCTGGCATGAGCCCAAGCCACCGAAATCGCACCAACGGGACCCGGCCGCCGAGATCCTCGCCCACTGCCGCGAGGTCCGCAGCGACCTGGTGAGCGAAATGACCCGGTGCCAAAAAACGCTCCAGACCGCCACCCAAGAACGCCGCCTGATCAACGCCAAAGCACGTCTCAAAGGCCTGGGATACGCGGCCCGGGCGCTCACACGAATGGTGATCAAGGACGAACACGAATGCTCTAAGGAGACCAACGCGAAATGACCGAGCCCCACACAATGACCGCCATTGCCCCGTGGTTCGGTGGCAAACGCACCATGGCCGAGGAGATCGTCGCCGAGCTGGGCAACCACCGTGCCTACTGGGAGCCGTTTTGCGGCTCGATGGCCGTCCTGTTTGCGAAAGAGCCGGCCAGCCAAGAGACGGTCATCGACATGCACGACGGCCTGGTCAACCTGGCCCGCACGCTTCGTTCCGCCGGATCCGCCGCCCGACTCTACGCCCGCGCCTCGCGTACGCTTTATTCGACCGACCTTTACGACCAGTCGGCGGCCTGGCTCGACAACTGGCCTGGCCTCCAGGGAAGCGATGGATACGACCAAGAGGCCGCCTATCACTACTTCGTGGTCTCTTGGATGGGCCGCAACGGGACATCGGGTTGCGTCCGCACCAACTGGCAACCGTCGATCCGATACACGCCCGGTGGCGGTTCGAGTTCCACACGCTTCCGCACGGCCGTGGAGTCGATTCCCTGGTGGCATGAACGGCTGCGCCGCGTGGTGATCCTCAAGGGGGACGCCTTTAACCATCTGCCCAAAATCCCGGACATGCCAGGTATCGCCGTCTACGCCGATCCTCCTTACCTGCAGTGCACCCGGGGAAGCGGTGGAGGCAGCCGCTACCTTCACGACTTCACTGAATGCAATGAAGCCGACGCGGGAGGCCTCTTCGATCGTCAAGACGACCACGCGCGGCTGGCCGCCGAGTTGACCCGGTTCAAAGAGGCCCGCGTGGTGGTCAGCTACTACGACCACCCGCGGCTGGAATCGCTCTATCCCGGCTGGACGGTCCGCAGGATGTACCGTCAAAAGAATCTTCACGTTCAGAACCGCCGCGGGGTCGGCAAGTGCGAGGCCCCCGAGGTGCTTTTGATCAACGGACCAAGCTACGCCACTCTGGAAACGACTGCTTGAACCCTCATATTCCCACAAAAGGAGCCTTTGCCGTGTCGACCGCTGAACTCGAACCGACCATTATCCCCGTCACCCCCGAGGCCCAGGACCAGACCGACCAGGCCAATCCTGCCGGCCAGGCACCCGAGGCCGCCGCAGAGCCGGCCGAAGAGACGCAAGCCACGACCGAGGAAACGAAACCCGCCGCGGAGGAAACGCCGGCCGCGGGCGAGGAGACGAAGCCCCAGGCCGACGAAACGCCGAAAGAGCCCCCGGTCCCACTCCCACTCCAAGAAACCCGCGAGCAGATCGCCCAGCGGATTTATGACGAACAGATGGACGCGCTCAAGGGAGAAATCGCCGACCTGGCCGTCCAGATGGCCGAGCACCAGGCGGAGCTTACGAACCTCAAGAAGGACTACAAGGAGAAGGTGCGAGACCTGGCCGCACTCCGCGAACGCGGGGCGCAGCTCGACGAAGAATGCTATCCGCTCTTCGACGTCCCGCCGGCCGTCAAGCCCGCGGACGCGGCGCCGGCCCCCGCCTACAAGAGCTTGCTGGTCAAAGAACTCGGGTTCACCGAAAAGGAAGTCGAGGCCCTCGGCCAGGTCGACGTGTTCACGATCGGCGACCTGCAGACGCGCATCGACCGCTTGGGCACCCGCTGGACCGACGCCATGCCCGGCTATTCGGAAGAATTCCGCGGCCGGACCTCCGACCTCTTCTTCGAGTTCTTCAAGACGCACCCCGTCGACCAGCCCACGCCGGCCCCGGAAGCCACCGAGACGCCCAGCGATCCCCAGCCGGCCAGCCAGGAGGGCGAGGCGATGCCGCCCAACGCCGTCGAGCGTAAGCGAATCCGCCTCTTGGAAGACATTAAGCTCCCTGAAGGCGTGACGTGGCACGAAGGGGAGATCATCACCGCCTACGTGGACGAGTTCGGCGAGGTGTTCGCCGTCCGCTACCTCGGCGACAAGTTGGATGAGGTTTGGCTCGAGCCGACGGAGTACGAAGAGGCCGACGCCAACAACGATGCGGGGCCGACTGCCCAAGAGCCTCCCGAGGGTGACGAACTCGCCCAGCTCGAAGCCGGGGAGGCCGTCGGCGTGTTCGACGCCGAACCCGAGGAGGAGGAAGACGATCAGGCCGACTGCATCCCGCTCCCCAAGCCGGTCCGCAAACGGACCGCCAAGGGGAAGAAGGCCAAGAGCCGCCGCGGCGCCAAGTAGCCACACCAGCCACGCCCGGCCGCCTCACCCGCGGCCGGGCCATCCGCCGGAGCTAGCCACATGACTTTCAACGACCTTTGGGCCACGTTGGTCCGCCGCAACCCCAGCCTAGCCAAGCCAAAAGCCACCGTGACCATCACGGCCGCAAACTTCCGCGACGCCCTTGCCCAAGCGTACGAACGCGGCGCGGAAGAGGGCCGCCGCCAATCGCCCGATAACTCGCTTTTTGGAAAACTCTTCGGAAACCTTTGACCATGGGAATCAAAACGAATATCGAGTGGTGCGACAGCACCTGTAATGTCCTGATCGGCTGCACGGGCTGCGAATTGTCCGGAGGCCACTGCTACGCCGAGGATCTTGTCACCCGCCACGCCGGCCAAAAGGGATGGCCGGAGGCCTTCGCCAAGCCGACGGCCTACCCTTACCGCCTCGACGAGGCCCTCGGCTGGCCTGACCTGACCGGCCGGGAGCGACCCCAGAAGCCCTGGCTCAACGGCCTGCCACGGCTGGTTTTCCTCAATGACCTGTCCGACTCGTTCGGGTTTCCATCGCCGGACTACTTCGCCTGGTTCAACGAGGCCGTTAGGCGAATGGCCGACAGTCCCCACGTCTGGATCCTGTTGACCAAACAGCCCGGCCGCATGGCCGCCTTCATCGACCTATGGCGTCATGCCCTCGGCCGCGCGTGGCCGCGAAACATCTGGGGTGGCGTGACAGTCACCGGACCCGACACCGTCAACCGGATCGCCGAGCTGGTCAGAATCCCCTTGGCGGTCCGCCTGGTGAGTTTTGAGCCGTTGCTTGGCCCCATCGCTCCTAGCCTCTGGCTTGCAGCGAAATTCTCCAAGGCCACGTACGACGTATCGGGCCGCTTTGTGGTCACCGATCCCAAGCCCATGCTTCATTGGATCATCGCCGGGGGTGAAAGTGGCCGCAACGCCCGCCCCGCCCATCCCGACTGGTTCCGATCGCTGCGCGACCAGTGCCAAGCCGCCGCCGTGCCGTTTTTCTTCAAGCAATGGGGCGAGTGGATTCCCATGGATGAGTATTCTCCGTTCGTTCATGGGGCAGATCAGGACCGATACGACCATCGTTTTCTATATCTCGACGGCACGGATCATCCAGACAGTTCTAAGCCTGACCTGCCTACCAGTATGTTCCGCGTCGGCAAGAAGGCCGCCGGCCGATTCCTCGACGGCCGGACATGGGAGGAAATGCCAAAGTGGTCGAAGTGACGCCGTTTACCCACGTCTGGTACTGGCGTGCCCGCCTCCCCGATCGTAAGGGCCAGCCGTGCCGCGTCCTGGCCCGCGGGGCACTCAATAGCGCCCTGGTTGAATTCGCGGACGGTGCCAAGGTGATCACCAGCCGCTACGCCGTGCGAAAGAGCAAACCACCAGCAGAAACCATCGAAAGGACCCCATGAAACCCGACCAGATTGACGACCTTCGAAGCATCCTCCGAGGTGCCGAGTCCCTCGCCAACGCGATTGATGGACTCGATGACGTGCTGGATGATGCCGCCAAGAATCCCTCCAAGCCGATCGAGGACATTCTCAGGCCTCTAACCGGCTGCATCAAAAACAAGCTCCGCGCCGGATTCCTCGACGCGATCAAGACCTATCGCAACACGCTGGCCGCCGAACTCCAAAGCCTCCACTACTCCACCAAGTAACCACCCGCGGCCGGGCCTGGCGGCCAGTAACCGCCCCGTCACTGAAGCCGCCGGCCCGCGCGGGCTTATTCACGCTCCCACCGGAATATTCACACCCTAAGTGTCAGTATTCACGCAGGATGCGTGCATATTCATACCCCCGATTTGAATATTCACGCGCGAGAGGGTCGCTTGACAAACGAACCGACTAACTCCTACACTTCCAACCGTGACGGGGCGGGGAGCCTGATTTGATCCCCGCATGGGCGACAATCGAACGCAACCGAGACCCCTTGGGATACTGCCCAACGAAAGACGGGCAATACCCCGAGGGGTTGCCTATTGCGCCCACCTCTCCCCGCCTTCTCGGCCACGCTGGCCATCTTCCTTGTGACGGCGCCGCCGAAGAATCCCCGGCCGCGTCCCCCGTGTTTCCCTCGATCGACGGCCGACGACGTCCCGCCCCCTGTCCACGTCGCCGGCCGTCGTGCCTGCCTTCTGACGTGGCCGCCTGGCCACGCTCCGCTAACCGCGTTTCCCTGTTTCCACTTTCTCCAACAAGGAGCCTTGCCGTGGACCGCTTGCCGATTCTGAGTCTCTTGATCCTTTTCGCGAAGTACGCTCGCGACCTGCTACCGCTGCCGACCTGGGAGGATTCGGCCTCCGTGCGTGAGTGGGCCAAGAAGGTTGTTTCCGCTCTGACCAGCCTGGCAACCAAGACCACGACCGCGATCGACGACACCGCAGTCGCGACGCTCGCCAAGATCGTCGAGTCGGCCGAGGCGTGGGAGGCCTTCTATTCGCTGGTCAAACGGATGTTCACCCGCGAGAAAGAGGTCGCCGAAGCAATGGGGACCTCCGAGTGGGACGGCCCCGTCTTGACGGCTTCCGACCAAGTCGATGTGGAGAACGTCGCCATGAAGGCGGGCGTTGATCCGGCGACTATCGCGGTGATCCTCCAACTCATCCAGCAGTTTGCCCCTCTGGTAATCGAGTGGATCAAGAACCGGAGGAAGAAGGAAGCCGAGCCACAACCGGCCATCTGATCGCCCGCTTTCATCCATGAACGCCCCCGGGGATCGGCCCCGGGGGCACGTTTGTACCATCAACGCCTGTACATGCACTGCTGCACATGAAGCCCCACACCTTCCTCTTCGCCACGCTCGCCATCATTGGCCTGCTGATCCTTCCCGCGGTTGCCGCTACGCCGGCTAACCCGCCGCCTGTCCAGGTCCAAGTCCAAAAGGCCGACGCCTCGCCGTTGCCCCTGTTTACCGAGGCCGTCTTTCCCGATGGCCAGGGGATCGCCTTCACGCCCGGCCTGCAAACCGGCCAGACCGTGCTTGTCCTTCGCACCGCCCAAGGCCTCCAGTTCTTTGGGGTCTCGCCGATCGGCACGCCGACCCCGCCGCCGTCGCCCCAGTTGACAGGACTGGCCAAGGATGTACGCGACTGGACCGTCGAGCTTGTGACGCCGGCCGATGGCCGAGCTGCCGAGGCGAAACGCCTGGCCGCCGGGTATCGACGCGTCGCCGACCGAGCCACGGCAGGCGAGTTCAAGACGGTCATTGAGGTGCAAACCGCCCAGACCACCGAAAACCGGGCAGCCCTCGGCCTGCCCGCCAATGATCCAGAGGCCGGCAAGAAGAGCCGATGGTATCCGCTCATCTTGCGACTGGCCGAGTATCTTCAATCGCAAGCCATCACCGATCCCCAAGCCATGGGGCCGACGTCTCTACAGATTGCCCAAGGACTGGAGGCCTCGCCTTGAATTTCGACATCCTGAACGAACTAGGGGGCTGGGAATTCCACCCCGAAGTGATCGACCGCGTCATGGCCGCATCGGCCACCGTGGTCTCATCGATCTATGACGCCAACCCGGACCTAAAGGGTTTTGGGAAGGGCAAAGTCGTCTTGCTGCCGTCGGCCTTCGATCGAGTCCTCGGCCATCAGCCGACCTACCGGAACCAGTGGATCGGCTCTTGCGTGGGCCGAACCGGGGGCATGATCGGCGACGGGCTGGCCGCCATCAAGGCGGCTGCGGGAAAGATCAAATGGCCTGGCCATACGATCGCCGCTTCGGTCTACGGGCCGGCCCGCGTCGAGATCGGCATCGGCAAGCACGGGGCCAGAATCCGCGGGGATGGCGCTGTGGTGGCCTATGCCGTGGAGTCGGCTACTACCTTTGGCCTCATCCAAGAAGGCCGGTACGACGTCGGCGGGAAGCTCTACGACCTGACGGGCCGCTTTGACGATGACGACCTGTGCGCAGCGTGGGGCCGCGATGGAATGCCCGACGCCCTGGAGCCGACCGCCCACAAATTCCTCTTCCGCCGATACGCCCCGTGTCGCAGCTACGAAGAGGCCCGCGACGGCGTCGCCGCCGGCTATTATTGCTGGTTTGGCACAAAACAGGGGCTATGGGGCCGCCGCCTGCCTGCTGTGCGAGATTCTAACGGCTTCCTCGAAATCTCTGGCCCCACGGCTCATTCCTGGTCGGTATGCGGGACGATCGACGACGGGAAGATATGCGGCCTGGTCGAGGATAACAACCAGTGGGGGAAAGGCTGGGTTGCCGGGCCAGAAGGCCCGTATCCGATCGGCGCCGGCCGGGCACTTGTCACCCCTGAAACCTTCGAAGCTCAGATCCGCAATGGCGAGGCCTACCTCGTCAGCGACTACGATGGCTTCCCAATTGTCAAGGAGGAGTTGAATTGGGTTACGCTGTAATTGCCCTGGTAGTGCTTGCGGCCGGCCCATCGTGGGACACGCTTTGCCCTGGTCCCACCTGGGACACGCTTGGCGTGGACGTGGCCACGTCACCCGCCGAAATTCCCCCGGCGACTCCGCTGCCGGCAAAGGCCGCCTCCCGAGAGGCAAACCAACCGAAACCGCCGATTGCGGTGGAGTCGCCGGGGAATGTTCAGCAACCGATAAGCCCGTGCGCTGGCGGCAACTGTCCTGGCGGCAATTGCCCCACGACTCAACAGCCAGCTTGGCAGCAACCGACTTGGGGAATCTTTCGCCGCGGCAGAGGAGGCTAATCTTGTTCCGCACGGCAGCTACGATGACCGCGGTGGTGCTCTTGGGCGTCGGAGACGCCTTGCCGGATATGGGGCCCTTGTCCTCGCTCTCCTCGCTGGGAGGCGTTGGCGTGCTGGCCTGGGTCTCTTGGATGCAGTTCCAGGAGCTACGGGAGTTGCGAACCGAACGCAAGGAGACGATGGCCAGTCTCTTCGATCGAGTCCACGCAGACGGCGAGCGACTCAATGAGACGCTGCGAGCGATGACCGCCCAGTGTGCGTCACGAAACAGGGACCAGGGAGCATGACATGGATCTGTTATCAATTGCCCTAGGCCTGCTGCTGGCCAGTGTCTGCGTCGTTGCTTGGATCCACACTGATCGACGATTGGCAAGGCGTGAGAGGTTCAAGCAATCACATGGTCAATGGAACCGGCGAGCGTGACGACATTGCGATGCCACCAAGCGGAGTGGTGCGCCATTGTGCAACACCACCCGACTGGCAAACCCACCAAACAGAGGGGGAGTGGGGTAAGGTGCGATTCTTAGCCCCACCCCCTTCGGGTCCTTCCAGGCCCGGAGCTACCGAACGGTTTCCCACCCCCAGCATCCGTAGCTAACACACAGTCCGTCCGGCTGAAAAAACGCATGAAGCCCCTCAGACCGACCGAAAACCCACTGTTCGCCCAGGGAGGTGGCGAGGTCAAGCTCGAAACGCTCCCCGGGAAGCTCGTTCACCGTCGCAAACTCCAGACCGAAAAGCGTCAGCTCCGCGACCTTCGCAACAAGCAGACCGCGCGCGAGGCGATCGCCGGGCTGGACCACGCGACAGAGATCTTTGGATTCACCAAGGGGCAATTCTCGTTGCTGGACCTGATCGGCGCCGCGTTGGAGCTCACCGGCCCTGTCCACCTGAGCGTATCGACTTGGACGGCGGCCCCGCATGAGATCCAGGCTCTTGGCGACATTCTCCGCCGGGGCGACGTCACCGGCACGCGTTGGCTGATCGACTTCTCGATGGCCCGCCGCGACCCGGCGGCAACCAGCCAGCTCCGCGACACTTTCGGCCGCGACGCGGTCCGCGTCGCCCAGAATCACGCCAAGTTCGCCGTCCTCCAAAACGCCCAGTGGAAGATGGTCTTGCGTAGCTCGATGAATCTCAACATGAACCCGCGTTTCGAGGATTTCCAGATCGCCCACGACCCCGAGCTGGCCGCGTTTCTCAACGGGATCCTCGACCAGATTTGGGCCAAGCAGTCAAAGCAAATGATTGATGCCAAACCTTACGACATCTGCAAGTTCTTCCAAGAGGAGATGTAGAAAGCCCCCGCCCGACCCGGCCAAGGTCCACCAGGTCCTCGCGTGGGTCCTGACCGGGGCGAGCGAGCACCACATCACCGAGGCGATCCATCAGGCCTGGCCCGACGCCGACCCGAAGCCCCTGATCCTGGCCGTGGGCAAGCTGATTCGCGAGGCCGGCGATTTTGACCCGTCGGCCGTTTACGGCTGGTGTTTCGAGGCCACTCGCGACCTCTACCGCCGGATGATCGAGATTGGCGACTTCCAGGGGGCCTTGCGTGCGGTGAAGTTGATGGCCGACCTGGCCAAGCGGAAGCCGGAGCCAGATCCGGAGCCCGAACCCGATCCCGAAGCATGACCCTGTTCAAAGGCCGCCCCGGTGGCCGCAAGAAGCATGATCGACGCAAGACCCCAAGCCCAACCCCGACGGAACGGGAGCGGGACGCCGCCCGCAAGCGCCGGGTCCGCAGCCAGGCCCGGGAGATCTTTTTGGAGGTCTCGGCCGAATGCCTCGAGCGCCGGCGCGAGCTCGAGCGCGACCTATTCCTTTGGCTCCCCTACCACTACCCGGTTCTCTTTTCGTCCGAGTTCACGGAGCAACGCCGAGAAATGGCCCTGGCAATCCTGAACGCCGCCAAGCACGGCAACGACCAGGCGATCGCCGCCCCGCGTGGCGAGGGCAAGACGACCCTCACCGAATGCGTCATCCAGTATTGCGTCCTGACCGGCATCCTCCTCTTCCCCGTGATCTTCTCGGCCACGGGGACCGACGCCGAGCAGATCCTTCAGAACATCAAGGAGCAATTCGAGGACAACGACCGCCTGTTGGAAAACTATCCCGAAGTCTGCATCCCGATCCGAGCGCTGGACGGCATGCCCAACCGGGCCGGCGGGCAGCTCATCACCGGCCGGATCGGCGACCACGCCTTCCGGCAGGTCCGCCCCCGAATGCGCTGGTGTGGCCGCCAGGTCATCTTGCCCACGATCCCCGGCCCCGACTCTCGAGCCACCGGGGCGATCATCGCAACCCGTGGCCTCGACTCGGCCGTCCGCGGCATCCGCATCGGCATCAAGCGGCCCGACCTGGCCGCGATCGACGACCCCGACACCGAGGATACGGCCGCCAACGAGGAGCAAGGCAAAAAGCTCGAGCGCAAGATCGACCGCACGATCGCCGGCCTGGCCGGCCAGCGCAAGACCCTGGCCCGGGTGATGCTCACCACCCTGCAAAACTGCACGTGCGTCTCGGCCAAGTTCACCGATCCCCGCCACAAGCCGAGCTGGCACGGCAAGCGATTCCGACTCATCGAGACTTGGCCCGACCGCCAGGACCTCTGGGACGAATACGTCATGCTCCGCCAGGCGGGGATGCAGTCGGGCGACGAGCATGCACGCAAGGCGCACGCCTTTTATCTGGCCCATCGCGAGGAAATGGACCGCGGGGCCGTGGTCTCCAATCCCGAGCGGTTCGTCCCCGACCTCTTGCCCGACGGCACCCAAAAGCAGGTTTCCACCCTCCAATTCTGCTACGACTTCATCGCCGACAAGGGCCTCGACGCCTTCTTGACGGAATACCAAAACGATCCGCCCGAAGAGACCGGCCCCCAGGAATCGGGCATCACCGCCCATCGCATCCAGAAGCAGCTCAGCGGCTACCCGCGCAAGGTGATCCCGCCCGGCTGCATCTTGCTCACCCAGGGCGTCGACTGCCGCAAGGTGGCCCTCCATTGGGTTATCAAGGCATGGCGCCCGGATGCCACGTGCTTCGTGATCGACTACGGGGTCCACGAGGTGCTTGGCACGGTTCGCGGTTCCGACGAGGGCCTCGACCTGGCTATGCGCCGGGCGATCCTTGCCCGGGCCGACGACCTGGCCAAGCTCCACTATCAGACGATCGACGGCCAGGAGCTCAAGGTCGGCCTGACCCTGGTCGACGCCGGTTGGCGGACCGAAGCCGTCTATGCGGCCTGCAAGGAGCTGGGCCTCGACTGGAAGCCGTCCATGGGGTTCGGCAAATCCAGCGGCACGGTCCAAGCCAATTTCAGCGCCCCAGACCGGGCCACCTACGACAGGAAACCGGGCGACGGCTGGTTCTTGTCCCGCCGTCCCAAGGGCGTCTGGCTGGTCTGCATGGACACCGACCGCTGGAAGGCCTGGGAGCATGACCGCTGGATGACGCCCACCGATCGTCCCGGCACGGCAATGGTTTTTGGCGAGCCCTCCGACAACCCCGAGCGGATGAGTTTTGACGAAAAATCCCACCACTCCTTCGCCCGCCACATTACGGCCGAGGTGGAGGTCGAAGAAGTCATCAAAGGCATTCTGCAGCGCAAGTGGAAGGCCAAGAGCGAAAACAACCACTGGCTCGACGCCAGCTACATGGCCAACGTGGCCGCCAACATGAAAGGCATCAGCCTCTTGAAGTCCGCCAAACACCCCTCGCAGCCGGCCGCAGGGCAGGGCGGCTGGATGGCATCGCAGAACCGGAGGACCGCATGACCTGGATCGGGTTGGAACGCTGCACAGGCCCCGCCTGCCCCCGTTGCGGCTGCCAGGATGCCGAGATCCTCAAGCGGCCTGATCCCGAGTCCACGACTTGGTGGGCCAGCGGTAGGGCACGGTGCAACCACTGCCGCCGGGAGTTTGCGTTTAAGGAGATCCCAGCGGAGGCGGCCGATTTCGTCGAGGGTTCTTCCTCGCCCGAGGAGTCCAGGCCGTCTGACATGGGCGTCCCGTTCATTCCGGTGCGCTGCCCGGATTGCCACTCTACGGACGTTCCTGTTACCAGTTCTCGCCGGCCGATCCGTTGGCACAAGTGCCGCGTGTGCGGGAAGACGTTTAAGAGTGTGGAGAGAGCTTCCTAGGATGGATGGGGCTGCCCCCTTTCCGTGGTCGCGGACTTTCGCTAGAATCGGGGCCAGACCACCAATTAGCGGAGGGGCTTGATGATGGCAAAGGTGACGGCAGGTTTCCCACCTGCGGAAGAGTTCTTTCTGACGACGCCGCTCTACCAGCAGTTCCAGCTCACGGACGACAACTACGGTCATTCACTGCTGATAGAGTACTTTCCTGGCAACCTCGACGCTTTTTGCGTCAAATGCAGGCGCGAAACCATCTTCGCACCTGAGATGCCGAACTTGATGCTACAGCGGATACCCCAAGGCGATTCTATCCAAGCGAAAGATGTTGCAAGCATTCATAGCCATAGTCTTGGGTGGACCACCTGGAACGGACATGCCACTAGAGCTTTCCTTCTGCCTGAACGTGCACTGGAGGATAGAGTTTTCACAGCGAGATTCGACTGCATGCGGGACAAGACGCATGTCCTGAAGTTCATCGTTGAGGTAGAGAACAAGATACTTCAGAAGATCGGGCAGAGCCCGTCGCTGGCGGACCTCGAAATCGCCCAACTCCGTGAATACCGCCCAGTTCTTGTAGACGAGAAACAGCGGGAGTTCACCAAGGCGATTGGCTTGGCAGCCCATGGTGTGGGGATTGGTTCATTTGTTTATCTGCGTAGGGTTTTCGAATATCTGATAGAGCAGGCCCATCAAGATGCGGTCGCCTCACCCAATTGGAACGAGGAGGAATATGCCAAGCAACGCGTGCGCGAAAAGATAGAGATGTTGGCGGACAAGTTGCCCCGTTTTCTTGTTCAGAACAAGGATCTCTATTCAATCCTGAGTCTTGGCGTGCACGAGTTGTCCGAGCAGCAATGTCTTGCATCCTTCGAGATCGTCAAAGCAGGCATTGAACTCATTTTGCAGGAGAAACTGGCGGCGGTGGAACAGCAGAAGAAGATTGCTCAAGCATCCAAGGCGATAGCGGAGCTAAAGGCTCGATCGAGGTCGAGTTGAGTCGGACACAGCTCACGCGGTGTTCTCGTCACGAAAGAAACCACCACTTTGGACAAGGGACCTTCAGCAATGGCCAAGACGGAGTACAGCCAATGAAGCCAACTGAAGTGATCGAAACCGTCATTGGAATGGCAGAATACGACTCAAAGGATTTTCTGCGGCGCCAGTTGTACGACTATCTGTGCTCACAGCCTCCCGCCATCATCTATGGGGTTGTCTCAGTCATGTATATGGGGCGAGGCGATTTCGACAATGAACGCGACTTCCTTGGGGTATACAGCAGCATGAGTGACACGTTTCCTTCGCCCCCGCTTGCGGTCAATCAAATGGTCCAGAAGACGCCCCTGGCCCAGTACTTGCGCGACGGTATGGTCATTGCCAGGAAATGGGGAATCGATCTCGACAAGATCCTCGGCACCTGAGTCCATTGGGTTATGACGAACAAAACCGGTAAGGCAGCCAGATCCGTGGCAGTGTAGTGGCGGCCGTCGCGGCTCGGCACCGCCTACTTGGTTACCGATCTTGATCGTCAAAAATCACCAGGCCCCCAACGTGGCACGGCAGCGCAAGTCGCCGCTTGGTGGCACGGAGATTCTACCCGTTTCACAAGGGCTGACTGCGGCGAACGCCGTGCTTAGGTGCGTCTGACTCCAAAAAGCGTCCACAGAGACCGGAAAGTCTCCTCAGCCACGCGTAATAAGTCATTCGTGGCTACGCGTACACCGAAGGCGGAAAACAGCGGCTCGTCACGTCCTCCCTTCGCCGCCTCGATGATAGAGAGCAGCAACTCAACATTGGGATCGCTCTTGATCTCAGCATCCAATGCCACTAGCTTTTCATTCACCGCCCGAAGGTGGTCAAGCAGTGAGGTAAGCCCAGGGCTTTTGGACAACCGCTGTTGAATCCGCTGTGTGTACAGTTGCTGCTGTTCTTGAAGAAAGAGGCAGAGACTCGCCTTGCGAACCAACAGTTCCATTTCCTGCTTCTGACGATTCAGAGCATCAATCTGCTCTCTCGTGAGCACCTTTGCCACCTCAAGGCTCGTCAGCGTGGAAGTGCGTTGTTCTTCGAGACGGCGAATATCCTCCGTGGTCTCGGCGAGTGATTTCAGGCATTGCGACTCGATTTGTTGCAGGTCGGTCTGAGTAATTGATGGCCGCGACAGCGAGACCAAACCAAGTATGGACGCGACGCTTCCAACCATCCCACCGATGAGTGCGTAAGTCTGAACTTCGAGCTTTCCTAAAGCGGCAGTTAGTCCCCCTATTAGGAAGTACAGCAAGGACGAGAAAACGAGTACCGTCACGAATGCTCGAGATTTGGATGGCGAGAGAGGCATGGGTTTAGCAGATGGTTGATTCTCGAAATGTGATTGCAGGGATCGCACCCAACGACCAGGATGGCCAGCCGCTATCCACAGGCTCGCCATTACGTTCAACCGAGTCGGAGGCCCATTCATCTACTAGAAGGCCTCTTCGTTTGGCTCGCTTGTGTGGTGGATCGCCGGAGGGGTGAAACCGATTCGTTTGCATTCAGAATGTTCCCGCAAAGCCGTCTCGTACTCAGCAACCAGTTCGTTAAACAGAACATCAAAGAAAGGTATCAATTGAGAATCCTGCAAATCGACATCGAACGACACGTCTTTATCAAGACGGACCGTGAATGAATCCCGGTTCGACCGAACGCCGAACCGAAGGAATTGGGTGTCCCAATACAACGATTGGCACCTCAAACTGAATTCGATGGCGATACCGAAATACCAAAAACCATCGTCATGATACGTGAGTTTAGGCAAACAACTGAGAAACTGTCTGCGGTCTTCGTCAGAGCAGAAATCGAGAGATCCAGCAGCGATCGAGATGTGGGTTGCCTTTTCCGGTGGGCAACCAAGGTACGCGATGAACCTCTTCACAAGCTCGTACCCAAATCGCGAGGCCTGCTTCTTCCGTGCGAAAAAGTCCTTGGAATGCTCGATCGCCAACTTGGCAAGAGCCTCGTACCGGGATGGTGATTCACTACTCATCGACGCACCTGCCTTTCTTGTGATGAGAATCGGGAACGAGCTGCCATGATTGCTTCTTGCTAGGGGCAAGGTTACCCCCTCACAAGCGACATGTCAAGCATCTGACTATCCTTCAATCGCTTCTTGGGCTAACGAGCCCTTTCTTTGAGTCGGTTACAGATCCTGTAACCTGCCCTCTTTAGCCCTTCTCCTCAGCGTCCTACACTCGGCTACATGAGTCTCGCCGAGTTGAACACGCTCTACACCGCAGCCGCTACCGCGCTGGCCGCCCGCGACTATGACGGGGCGATTGCCAACGCGATGGCCATTCAGGTCCGACTGGCGACCACGCCGAACGTGACGCGATCCCTGGCCGGAGGCGGCAGTCAAGCCCTCAGCTTCAACCCGGCCGAGCTCGACAGCTTCATTGCCAATTGCCGGCAGCTCAAGACCTCGGCCGCCCATGCCAGTTCCGGCCCGTTCCGATCGTGTAAGGTGACCTATGTTCGCCCCGATAGCGTGAGTGATTTCTGATGGGATCGTTTGTCAGCCAGGAAATCGTCGGCATTTCGACCGGGAGCCCAGCTCCGGCGGTGGCCCCTGCGCCGCCCTCAGCCGCTCCCCGCTACGTCACCCAGCCGGCCTGGAACGCCCGCCGCTGGGAGGCTGCCGAGACCACGCGGCTCAACCAGGCCCATTGGCAATTCGCCCAAGACGAGTCGATCAACGCCTGGCTGTCCGAGCAATTGCCTACGCTCCGGGCACGGTCGACGTACGAGGCGAAGCAAAACGGCATCCTTCTGGGGATGCTTCACACCTACGCCGACTACCTGATCGGCCCCGACGGGCCAACGCTCCAGGTGATCAGCGACGATGAGCCTTACAATACGGCCTTAGAGCGGACTTGGCAGGATTGGTTCTACTGTCCGACTCCTCGCCGCAATATCAGCGGCGCGGCCCTCTTGAGGCTTTGGAGTCACGGCTTGTGGAAGAGCGGCGCGTTCCTGGCCCAGTTCGTCACCGACCCGACCGCCGAAGGCCCCATCCAGATGCGGGTCAAGCCGATCCATACCCGACGGCTGGAGACGCCGCCTGATCTTGCTGGGAATCCCAATTGCTTCATGGGGGTTGAGTACGATCAACTCGGCCGTCCCGTTCGCTACCACATCAAGGACCAGCAGGGCATCGGTACCGGCTGGGGATTGCCTAGCTACAGCCGGATCCCGGCCGATCTGATCATCCACGAATACCTCTTCGAAGAGGAGGACCAGGGGGCGGGCGTCCCATGGTTGACGACCAGTCTTACGCCGTCCGGAGATCTGCGCGACTACGACGACCAGGTCCAGGACGCCGCCCGGCAGATGGCCGATCAGTCGATGATGCTCTACGCCGAGGGCCCGAACGTGGAGCCCGTGCTGGTTCCCGAGACGGCGAGCGTGGAGCGTCGCACCATCAAGATGGCCCCGCCTGGCTGGCGACCGTTCGTCTATAACGCGGCCCAGCCCCCGGTCCAGTACCCCGACTATAGAGCCGAACGGCAACGGGAGTTTGGTCGGCCGGTCGGCATGCCTCTTTTGCTGATTCGGCTTGATTCCTCCAAGCATTCGTGGTCGTCGGCCCGCGTCGATCTTCAGCCCTTCAGCCTAGCCCTACGCGGGATCCAGACCTGGCTTAGCGGCTCGGAACGATCCTACGGCACCCTGAACCGGCTGGTGGACGAAGTCGCCCGCGAGGCCCGTTTTTCGAATTCGGCCCTCCGTCGCAAGCCGCCCCGCGTTTCGTACAAGTGGACCTGGCCCAAGATTCCCTACGTGAATCCGCAGCAGGAAAAGGGAGCCCAGGAGATTGGCTTGCGCAACATGACCGACACCCTCACCGACGCCCTGGCCGACGAAGGGAAGACGCTGGAAAGCCATGTCGCCACGATGCAGCGCGAACGGAAAACGCTTGCCGCCGCCGAGTTGCCGCTGCCGGCCTACATGACCAACCCCGGCACACCGAACCCGACCGCGGCGGCCCAGGCCGCCGCCGGCGAGAAGGACGACGAGAAGGAACCCGCCAATGCGAAATGAATGGCTCCACGTGCGCAGCAGCGGCGACGACGAACCCATGCACGTTCGCACGCTGCAGCTCCGCCCGTCGACGATCAATGAAGAGGCCAGGACGGTTGACGCCGTGGTCGCAACGGAGGACGCGGTAACCTCGATCGACCTTCGCACCTGGGAGCCGGTCTACGAGATCCTCCGCATGGACGGGGTGGAGATTCCGGAACAGATCCCCCTCCTTGACAACCATTCCCGCAGTTCGATTCGTTCCCAGGTCGGTTCTATCCGTAACTTGCGTGTCGAGAATGGCCAGCTTCTTGGCACTCTCCACGTCTCCGCGTCGGAGGAAGGCGTTTGGACCAAGATCAAAGAACGCCACATCACTGACGTTTCCGTCGGACAACGACCGCTTGAAACTACGGTAATCCCCCCGGGGCGATCGTCAACCGTAAACGGGCGAACGTACACCGCCCCCGCCGATCGCGCGTTGAACATCAATACGCGATGGCGTCCCCGGGAGGGGTCGTTAACCTCTATCGGTGCGGACCCCCGCGCCAAGATTCGTTCTCAACAGGAGTCAAAACCCATGAACGAACGTCTTCGCAAGTTTCTTGAGACCTTGGGGCTCCGTGCCGATGCTTCCGAAGCCGAAGCCCAAGAGTTCTACGCCAAGTTGAACCAGGCGGATAAGGCTCGGGCCGACGCCGCGGCCGCCGGAACACAGCCGACGAATCCGCCCGCCGGCCAGACGCAGCCCGCGGGTAGCCAGCGCAGCGACCCACCGCCAACGCCGCCGGCCGACGGGAACGGCCGCACTACGCCAACCGACCCCGAAGAGGCCGCCCGCCAGGCCGTCGTCGCCGAACGCAACCGCGTGCGCCAGCTCCGCGAGCTGGCCGGCGAGGACATCCCCGAAGAGACGCTCCGCCAGGCGATCGACGACGGTTGGGACCTGACCCGGGCCAGCCGCGAGTTCTTGACCGCGGTCCGGACCAACCGAGCGGCCCCGGTCGGCCCGGCGATCCACAGCCGCAGTCAAGAGCAGAACATGAACGCCCGCAGCCTGGCCGCCGGCTTCATGGTCGCCCATGGGATCAACGATCCGACCCGGCACGTCATGTACAACGGCCTGCGAAGCCGTGCCGAAGGGCAGATCACCGAACAGGACGCCGATCGGGGCGACCAGTTCCGGGGCATGTCGGCCGTCGACCTCTGCCGCATGGCCGCGTATCTCGACACGGGCCGGACCTACTGGGACCCCGACGAAGCGATCCGGTCGGCGATGAGCGGCGCAACGCTCAATCACGTGTTTTCGACCAACGTCTATGCCCGCTTGATGGAGGGCTGGAACGAAGTCGCCGACACGACGAGCTGGTGCGACTCCGAGGACGTGCCCAACTTCCTCGAACAGGAGGACATCACCCTGTCGGCCGAGGCCCGGCTCAAGCGGCATCCCCGCGGAGGCACCGCGACCGACGCCACCGCGAGCGACAGCCACGAGACCTATAAGATTGCCCGGTTCACCCGAAAGTTCACGGCCGACGAACAGGACATCCTCGACGACCGGCTGGGTGCAATCATGCGCATGCCCTACGAAATGGGCCAGGCGGCTGCCCGACTCCGCCCGGACCTGGTCTATTCGATCCTCCTGGCCAATCCGGCCCTGATCGCCGACGCCGTGGCCCTGTTCCACGCCACCCACAAGAACCTCGCCACGGGCGCCGATTCGGCCCTCTCGGCCGCCGCGCTGAAGGCGGCAGTCAAGGCGATGGGGTCTCAGCGCCAAGGCGACGTGGTCTTGAACATCAAGCCGCGTTTCCTGATCGTTCCGATGGCTCTTTCCGACACCGCCAAGGAATGCCTGACCAGCACGGCCCTGGCCAAGGTTGGCACGGCCAACGCCGTCACCGAGTATATGCCGATCAACATCCTCGCCGGCGAGAACATCACGCTGGTGATCGACGACCGGGTCGGAACGGCCGGCGTGTACGATCCGACCACCGAGAAGATCCGGCCCGGCAGCGATACGAACTGGTTCCTCTCCGCCGGCGGCCCGCGCACGATCCGCGTGGTCTATCGCCGCGGCACGAACCGCCAACCGCAGCTCCGCAGCTTCACCCTCGACAAGGGCCAGTGGGGCATCGGCTGGGACATCAAGCACGACATCGGTGCCAAGGCCATGGACTTCCCGGGCATGTACAAGGCCAACGGCAAGTAAGCGGCCGACAAGCGAGACGCCTGATCGGGGCAGATTCCGACCAACCACAGCAACCCAAACCGAGAGACGAGAACCATGTCCGAAGCATCCCTTCACAAAGACGCCGAGTCGGTCACCGTCTTGGCGCCGACCGGCGGCCTGGCCAGCGGCGAGGTGATCCAACTGGCCGACGGCCGGGCCGGCTACGTCCAAGGCCTCCGGGCCATCCCCGCCGGGGAGCCGGCGGAGATCCAAGTCACGCGTCCCGCCGTCGTGGCGAAGATCGCCAACAAATGCGTTTTGGCCGGCGGCAAGCTCTGGTGGGACACGGCCAACAACTACGCCACCCCACTCCGTCCCGCCCGTGGCTTCTACATCGGCACGGCCGTCTTGGACGCCGCCGCGGCCGACACAACCGTCGTCGTCGAGCTGAACAAGCAGCCGGTCTATCAGATCGAGTTCGGCAAGGGCATCTGGGATACCGTGGTCGTCAAGACCGCTGGCACCCCGGCCGCCACGCGCGACCCGGCCGGCTCGGGCGTCGCCTTCACCTTCTCGGCGACCAACGAGGCCCAGAAGCTCGACGCCTTGAGCCGCTCCAGTGTGGCCGCGGCCGATGGCCCGATCCTGGAAGGCCGCCTGGCCGTCTACGACATTGGCGACGCCGCCGCGATCGACATCAACATCGGCCTGGCCAAGGAAACCCACGCCAGCGACGCCGACCAGATCGCCGAAAGCGTCTTCTTCCACCTCGACGGCGCGGCCCTGGACATCAAGGCCGAGAGCGACGACGGAACCAACGAAGTCGCCGCGACCGACACCGAGGTCAACGCGGTCGACGACACCTACTTCGAGGTGTGGATCGACGCCCGCAACCCGGCCGACGTTCAGCTTTACATCGACGGCGTGAACGTCTTGCCTGAATCCACGTTCAAGCTCGAAGCGGCTACCGGCCCGCTCAAAGCCCTCTTCCACATGGAGAAGACGGCCGACGACACCACGGCGGACGTTCGCGTCGAGTCGATCACCGTGCGCAGCACCGACTTGGCCGCGGCTGCATGAGTTTGGTTCCTCCGGCCCGCGAGCGGCTGGCAGTCCCCGCCGAGCTGCCGGCCGCCCGGGCCCTTTGGAGTGGATGGAGTTTTTGGTTACATGTCCAATTTCGACGCTGATTTCGCTGTTGCCGATTCCATGCTCGCCGAGGCCTTTGGCGAGGATGCGGTTTACCTGGCCGGCGCCAGCGCAATCAGCCTCACGGCCGAGGCGGTCCAGCGGGACTATCAGGTCGAAGACGTGGAAGGCTTTTTGACGACCATTCAGGCCACCGACTACCTGGTCGACGCCGGGGCCCTGAAGAATGCCGCCGGTCAGAAGGTCGAGCCGAAGGCCGGCCACCGGATCCGCCGCACGGTCGCTGGCCAGGTCCATGTGTTCGAGGTTGTGCCGCTTGGCAAGCGACCGGTCGTCGAATGGGCCGACGCGGCAGGCAACCGGCTGGTGATCCACACGAAGTACGTAGGGACCGTATAGGAACCGTATAACATGTCCGATCCGCAAGCCGAGCTGGTCGCAGTCGCCGAGGCGATCAAGGAGGAACTGAACGCACAGCCCCAGACGTTCACGCTCCCTTTTGACGCCGTACGCAGCTACGACACCGAGACCGAGCTTGAGGACCTGGACACGCTCCACGTCGATGTAGTGCCCGTGAAGGCTCCAATCAGCTTGGAGACGCAAGGATCGGTCGAGTACCGTTCTGCGGTGGATATCGGCGTGCGAAAGAAATTCGGTCAGGCGGATCGAGACGCATCCGGTGCGATCGACATTGCCAAGATCGACCAGTTGATTCTGTTGGTCCAGCAGATCGCGGAGGCGTTGATCGAAATGCGGCTGACTGCACACCCCGATGCCGCGTGGCAGTCGACCGAGGTCCGGGTGTGGTACGTTCCACGTCACCTCCGCGAGTTGGGGCAGTTTACTGGGATTGTTCGGGTTGAGTTCGCGACACAGAGAGAACTGGTGGCGGGATGATCGGAATCAACGTCATGACTGAAGATCGCACCGACCGGGTGAAGAAAGCCGCCGAGAAGGCAGCCTATCGGAATCTCGGTCACGCCGCCGCCTCGATCCGCAAGGAGGCGGTTGCCTCGATCGAGACGTCGCCAGATCCGGCCGAGGTAGGGAATCCTCCTCACACGCGCAAGGGTCTCGCCCGCCGGGCGGTCCGGTACGACGCGAACAAGGAATCGGCCGTGATCGGTTTTCAAGCCAGCGTGATCGGCGAGGCGATGAGCGCGCACGAACACGGCAAAGAGTACAAGGGCCAGAAATACCCCGACCGGCCGACGATGGGGCCGGCGATGGAAGCCAACACGACCAGATTCGCCGACGACTGGAGAGGGTCGATCGGCGAATAGTTCAACCACCAACCACTCCACAGAAAGGACATGAACCATGGCCGAGAAGAATACCAAAATGGGGTACGAGGGTGCCTTCTACTACGGGCCCGCCGGCGCCGTGGCAACCAACCAGTTGGTCAACATCACCGACAAGAATTACGACATCGGCAAGGAAACCGGCGATACGACGGTCGCCGGCGATGGCGAATCCGTGCCGATCGGCACGGCCCGCGTTGTGAAGCTTACCGTTTCGATCGGATGGACGATGCTGCAAAAGGACGATGACACGACGCTCGCGGCACTGCAGGCGGCGGCGACTACCGGAGCCCCTGTGGCGTTTCGCAGTAAATCGTCCAAGACCGGCAAGGGGTATGATGGCGACGTGATTCTCGACGCCAAGCAGGGCATGCCCCAAGGCGACAAGCAGACCATTCAATTCACGGCCGAGCCGACCGACCAGGCGGGCCGCATTCCCAAGCTGCTCGTCTGACGCTGCTCGTTTGCTTCCCGCTCGTTTGCTTCGTCGCGTTTTCACCAAAAGAGACCACTCGGTTATACGGAGTACTTTCCATGCCATCCGGCACGAACAGCACGATTATCCAGATCGGCCCCGTTTCGCTGACGCGGAACGTCACCAAGAACGCCGATGGGCTCAAGGTCTTTGGCGATTCGGCCGCGCCCATCAACCTCCCCCCAGCCAACGCGATCGCCGGCGCCAACTTCACTAACAATGGTGATGCCACAGCAACCGCAACCCTGCCCGAAGGCCACACTCTGGAAGACGGCACGGCCGACCTCTTTTGGGCCGGCGGCGTCCGCTATGGCTGCACGGTCGACGTCACCGCCAACTCGGTCGCGATCAGTGGCGGCGCCGGAGACGCATTGCCTGCCAGCGCAACCGCCTGCACGATTGCCAACCAAGTCCAGGTCAATACGCCGATCGACGGCGATGCCGTGGTGATGATCGGCATGGCCGCAACGAAGCGGGCCCACGTCGACCTCCAGGATGCGGGAGGCGCGTCGGTTGAACCGATCGAGCTGAAGGAGAATTCGCCCTACGGGTGGGATTCCGACAGCGGGATCGCCAACCCGTTCGCAGGCAATCCAATCACCAAGACCATGGCCAGCAACGGCGATTCCACGGGGGTCGCTACCCTCACGATTGCCAGTCTGGAAGACGCCACGCCCTGACGGATGGCCGGTCTACAGTCAATCGGCGGGCACAGTCCAATCGTTTGAAAAGAGGAAAGACGACCTGTGAAGACTTTTACCGACAACCAAAACCGACCCTGGACGCTACGGATCGACGTGGGCGCCATCAAGGCCGTGCGCAGCCGCCTGGGCATTGACCTGGCCGACCTGAGCGGGAAGGTCGAAGAGCAGCTCGACGCGGATCCGGCCCTCTTGGTCGATGTGCTTTGGGTCCTGATCGAACAGGATGCCAAGGGGCGAAACGTTTCGGACGTCGACTTTGGCCAGTCCATGGTCGGCGATCCGATCGACGCCGCTACAGCCGCGCTACTGGAGGCCAAAGTGGATTTTTTCCCGAGCCGTCGCCGCGAGATCCTCAAGAGGATCGCGGAGAAGACGGCGCATGTTCGGAAGAAAGCGGACGCTCTGGCGATGGCGCAGCTGGAGGACCAGGGGCTGGAGGATCAGATTGTCGACGCGATGAAGACGCGGCTAACGGCGGAACTGGAAGACGCCCTGAACCGATTGCGTTCTGCTACCAGCTCGCCGGGTGGGCCGGAGTCGTCAATCCCGACCCCATGACGATGCGGGAACTGTGGTGGCTGGCCGAGGCCCGATGGGATCACACGGCGACCCTTGCTCGCCTCCTGGCCGAGCCCTACAGAGATCCCGAGTCGCATCCCGTTCCCTACGTCGACGCGGAATTCAATCCGCTGGCCAAGAAGCCAAAGCCCCAGAAGCCGGCCAACTGGATCCCGTACAACGAGGATCTGTTGGAGCAAATCGCCACCGGGAAGTTTTACTGAGCTGAGTTGAGGTGATATGGCAGGCCGATCAGACATCCAAGCCGGACGGGCATTTGTCGAGCTCTACGTGAAGAACTCGGCATTGTTCAAGGGCCTTGCCGAAGCCAAGCGTCGCCTGCGGGATTGGGGCGACGGGATGGCGACCTTCGGAAAGAGCATGCTTCGCTGGTCGGCCTTTTCACTGGTCCCCTTCGCCCTCGGGCTAAAGGCGGCCGGCGACTTTGAGAAGCAACTCAAGATGGTCTCCACGATGCTGGACGATCCCGAATCGTTCATGGGGGCCTACAAGTCCGGGCTGCGGGCCCTGTCGATTCAGTTCGGCGAATCGACGGAGACACTGGCCAAAGGCCTCTACGATCTGCTGTCGGCGAGCGTCCCGCCCGAAAAAGCCCTCGGCGTCCTGACCCAAACCGTCAAGATGGCCAAGGCCGGCATGACGGACACGGCCACGGCGACGGCCGCCCTGGTCAACATCCTGAACGCCTACCACATCCCGGCCGAACGCGCCGCCGAAGTCTCGGACATGCTCTTTATGACAGTCAAGCGGGGCGTGGTGACCTTCCCCGAGCTGGCCGAGTATATCGGCGCCGTGACTGCAACATCCAATGCCGCGGGCATCAGCATGGACGAGATGGGCGCCTCGATCGCCACCATGACCCGTAACGGCATGAAAGCCGACCTGGCTGTCACCGCCCTTCAAAACATCCTCTCTGAGTTCCTGAAGCCAACTGATGACGGGGCCGCAGCGGCGAAACGGTTTGGGGTCCAGTTGAGCGTCGCCCAGTTGCAGACCGAGGGGCTGCTTGGAACGATGCAGAAGCTGTCGACGGCCAGCCCCGCACAACTCGCGCAGATGTTCCCCGATGTTCGCGGCCTTCGTGGAATCCTTGCCCTGCGCGGCGACATGGCAGGGTTTGCCAAGGACGTTGGATTGATGGGCGGGAAGGCTGGAGCCACGGAAAACGCATTCCGGAAGATGAACGGCGGCATCAACAGCTTTTTGGCCAAGATCATGCAGGTCGGCACCGCGGTCTTTTCCGCCATCGGCGAATCGATCGCCAAACCTTTCGAGCGGATCGGCCGCGTTGTAACGACCGTCGGGCCAGTCCTGGTTGAGTTTCTCAGCCGCTACCGCGACATCGTCGGGAAAATTGCAATGGGGGCGATCGCCGCATCCGCTGTGAGTGTTGGGTTTATCGCGGTCGGAACTTCTTTGAAACTGGCAGCCTTTGCGCTCGGCGGGTTCTCGTCGCTCCTGGCGGGTACGATCGGCCTTGTTCGGGCGGCCGTGGTATTGACGGGGGCGTGGGCCGTCACGACGAGGCTAGCGGCCGTGTCGGTGTTCGTATTGCGAGGGGCGACGTCCGCAGCCTACGGGTCGGTGGGACTCCTGGCCGCCGGCATGCGGTTGGCCAGGACGGCCATCCTCGGAACCGCTGCGGCCGGTCGACTTGCCGCCACGGGCTTCCTGGCCATTGCCGGATCCGCACGGGCCGCCGCTGTGGCCGCGGGCCCGGTCGGAAGTGCTTTGATGGCCGCCGTCAGCGCGATCTACTCCGGCGTCAGCATGGCCATCCCCGTCATCAGCTCCGGGATCGTTGCCGTGATGACTGGGATACTCGCCATCCCCCAGGCGATCATTCCTGCTATCAACCTTTGGTTTGCTGGAGTGGAAGCAGTGGCCGGCGCCACGGTCGCCATCTGGACCGGGGCCGTGCGGATCATCACTGTGGCCTGGACCGCCGCCCCGGGCATGATCGTTGCGGCCTGGTCGACTCTCAAGACCTTGCCGGCCCTGATCAACTCTGTGGTTGCGACCGCCGGACGCTTGGCCTTCACGGCCTGGTCGGCTCTGCCGTCGCTTCTCATGAGCGGGTTCACCACGGCCCTGGCCGGGCTCTCCGCAGCCTTGCCAGCCATCCTGACGGGCGTCATCGTCGCTGGCGTGGCTGTGGCTGCCGTCTATGCCGGTCGGGCTCTGTTGGCTGCCTTCCTCCCCAGTCTCAAGAACATGGCCAGCGCGGTTGCCGACTCGATCAGTAAGGGTGTGGCGTCGGGAGTCTCGAGTATCGCATCGTTTGCCAGCCAGGCCGGTTCCCTCCTGGCCAATCTCGCCGGAACGGTCGGCCGAAATTTCGCCACGGTCTGGCAGGGCGTCTCTGCGGGGGCTTCTGTTCTCTGGTCGGACCTCAAGACCGGGTGGGCCAACGTCTCGGCCGATGCCCAGGCCGCCTACGCGGGAATCTCCGACGCGATCGCCGCCGGCGACATCCAGGCCGCCATGGGCGTGGCTTCGGCCTTCGTCAAGCTCGAATGGCAACGGACCGTCAATTACGTCCAGGAGCGATGGTGGGAATTCAAATCGTTCTGGAACGAACTGTGGACCGGTTCCCTCCTGATCCTCAACAACTTCACCGCGAAGTTCAAGACGATCTGGGGCGAGGCGATCGGCTGGCTGCGCAAGGCGTGGGCTGGCTTCAAGACCTCCGGATTCACCGAAACCTTGGCCGACTGGTTAGCTCCGATCTTCGCCAAGATGCAGGGTGTTCCCGTCGACCAGGTCCGGCAGACGCTGAAGGAGGACATGGAACGTGGCCGCAAGAACCTGCCCAATGAAACGGCAAACATCGACGCGGACACCAAACGCCGGGCGGACGAGATCGAGGCCGAACGCAAACGCGAAGAGGATCGGCTCGGAGCCGGGGCCGGCACGGCCGCCAGTGGCCGCCAAGGGGCGATCGACAAGGCCCAAAAAGACCTCGCCGCCGCGCAGAAGGAACTTGACGACGCCCGAAAGCGTGCCTCTGCGAGCCGCCGCAAAGCAGACGCAGCCCTCGGCGGAGGTTCGGCCGCGATGCCGGGCGGGTTGCCCAAGATCGACTACGCCGGGATCAGCGACAAGATCAGCGTTGCCGGCACGTTCTCCGGCTACGCCGCTGGCATGATGGGAACCGGATCGGCCGAAGAGCGCACCGCCAAAGCCACCGAGCGGACCGCCGAGGCCGTGAACCTCATGAATACCTTGCAGCAGCAAGCCATTCAGCTCCTCAAGCTTGTAGGCCCCTACTTCACCTGAGCCAACCATGTCTGACGTCATTACCTGGGGAGAACGGCCTGACAGCGGCGAAACGTCGGCAAATCCCCGTGCGATCACGCTGAAGTACGTTCTCGCCGGGATCTTCGAACGGTCGGTGGCGATAGCCTACGCGGTGCTGAATACGGCGCCGATGGTCGCCGGGCTGTGGCGTCAGGACGTCAAGTTGATTTCCAAAGGATTCAAGATCTGGTGGGTTGATGTGCCCTATGGGCCGATCCAGCAGTCGGACCCGGACAGCGGGGAATACCGTTGGAACTTCGACACGACGGGCGGAACGGCCAAGATTACCCAGGCCAAGCAGCACGTCAAGAGCTACGCACCATCAGACAAGACGCCACCCAATCACAAGGGCGCGATCGGGGTCAAGGAGAAGGGAGAAGTCGAGGGCGTCGAGATCGTCATTCCGGCCTTCAAGTGGACGGAGACGCACACGCTCAATGCCAAGCGTGTCGGGTGGAGCTACAGCCAGATCCTCAAGGCGATTACCGCGCATGTGAACTACGCATCGTTCCGCGGGTTCCCCGCTGGCCAGGTCCGTTTTGACGGTGCCCAGGGTGGCCAGTCCAGTAAAGATCCCGGCAAATTGGAGGTCACCTATCACTTCACCCAATCCGACGACGTCGAGGGGGTCACGGCCGGCGACATCAAGGACATCGACAAGAAGGGGTGGCAGTACCTCTGGTACGAATATGAGACGGTCGAAGACAAGACGGCCGTGCGCAAGGCCAAACAGCCGGTCGCGGCCCACGTTGAACGGGTCTACGACTCCGCGAATTTCAACCTGTTGGGGGTCGGCCGATGACCGACTTTGAGAAGCCATTCCCAGGCCAGCGACTGAGCATCCCGGCATCCGTCTATAGCGAGATGCTCGACGCGCTGCTTTTCATCCGCGAGCTTCGCAATCGGACAGGGGATTTTTCTTTGTCCGGTGGCCCTGCCGCCGGCTCGGTCGAAGTCCAAAACGATTCTTCCGAGGATCGTTTTACTGGTGAAGTCTTGGGAATCTCCGACGTTTGGCCAGAGCCTGGTGACACGAGCGCCTTCAAGTTCGGCGAGAAGATCATTCACGGCGTCACCCCGGCCGCCGCCCACCGCGGGAAGTTCGCGGTCCTTCTCGAGCCGATCCGGGCTGGGAAGATCGGCCGCGGCTGCATCGCCGGCGGCTGTCCGGTCAAGATCGTCGTCGAAGACGAGAACGCGACGTACGCCGAGGTGATCCCCGGCGACGCCACGGGCCTCAAGGCTGGTTCCGGTGGTACAGCGAGGATCATCAAGAAAGAATCGGGGACGGGCAGCGTGTGGGCCTATGTGCAGCTCGGCCAGTTGCCACCGCCGCGATTCTTCAAGCTGACGACCTCCTTCAGCAAGGGCGGCACTGTTTCCGTCCGCTGGTGGCAGGTCGACCCGACGACCAAGAAGGCGACAGTCGACAGCGGAAATGACTTCGCCGCGACCGACTCATTTGACTGGTGGCCTGATGCCGAGACCGGCACGAAGGGGCACGCGTATTGGGATGTGGAGGCCGGATGCTGGGTCATTGACGACATGGATTGCGAGGCGAGCACGACGTCATGAGCCACCGAAGACGTTGCTACTGTTGCGGGTGCTGGAAGGCGTGCACAAATACGTTTGGATGCGTCATCGGTGACTATTCATTGACTGTCGCCGCCGGTGTAACGGAAGCCATTGAAGAATCTCAGCCATACGACCTCTCCTTGCCGAACAAGTTCTACGCCTACCTCCAGGCAACCATCGACTGCGGCGGCATTGCGCGTACGGCGGACTGGTGGCCGGCTGAACTAAGAATATCCGTGAGTGACGACGATAGCGTCTACTTCCTGCTGAAGGGCTGCTACGGGTTCACGCCAGAAGGCGAGATTGGCGGGCGGCTGCAACTTATCATCAACGGCGAAGTTGCCCTCGATCGCTGGATTCTTATGCGGGCTGGTCTTCTAGGCGGAACAGGCCCCGTGACCGCTTATATCGAGATCTGCTACAACGGCACGACCATCTCCGGGACGACTGGCTATGAGCAGGCTGGCATAAGCGGAAGAAGTTCTTACGTCTTCTCGGCTCCGGATTTCATCCCCAGGATTTCGACCACAGCGAAGCTTAACCCGCCACAAACTGGAGGCAACTACGGCTATTCGGCGACCTATCGCGTTGCGACCCAAGAACCGTTCGAGGAGGTGAGGGCCGGGTGCCGCGAATGCGAACAGGGCGTGCCTGGATGCATCTACTGCGCCAACAGCCGTGAGCCGCGCAACGGATACGAGGTGCTCGTCAATGGCATTACACGCCAGCTAGGCGCATGCGACTGCGTCCCGTTTAACGGGGCCTACTACTTTGGCAACATGTACATGCCGCCGTGGTATCCAAACTCGTGCGCGTACTTTGGGTATGCCTTCCCAAGATGCGGCGACGTGATCTGCGCTAGCAGTCTCCACCTGATCTCTGACAGCGAATCGCTCTACCGCATTCAATTTCTGCTTACTTTCACCTATCAGTATCCGCCGTGGTACCCCGCCAAGTACGTGGCGTGGGAAAAGGCATTTGATTCACCGCCGTACTGTACGGGATTTGACGACGACCTGTCGCAGGCAGCATTGCCGCCAGAGATGCAGCCGTACACCGACTGCGCGTTCCCTGAGACCGTTCACCTACGATCGCTTTTATGACATCCTGTGACTTCGAAACGATCGGCGAGAACATCCGGTGTAAGCGGTGCGGATTCACCGTGAGGAATCCCGGCATTCCACCATTTCGCGCCTGCTCGGAACCGCAAGACGCGGCCGTCGACTTGCGACTCCCCAGCGCGCTCCGCATGGCCTGGAACCTCGCCAAAGCCCTGCTTGAATTCGTGGCCGACGGCTGCCGAACCGTGACCCGCGAGCAGTACGAGGAGCGGCTCAGGATCTGCGACGGTTGCGAACTACTCTTGCGAGACCAGTGGCGGTGCACGCACTCCAGTTGCGGATGTTTTCTCAAGGCGAAGGTAATGGGCCGCGTCTGGAAATGCCCGCTCGGCAAGTGGCCGGAGGTGCCCAATGCCTCTGATTGACCCCGCCACCATCCGCCTCACGCCCGACGCCCCCGGCCGCGTTCTGGTCGCGTGGACCTCTGCCCATCCCGACTGGCCCGCCTGGCTGTACGTCGACGGCCGTTTCGCCGCTGGCCCGATCGAGGGCGACGCCGCGCAGCCCGAGCGGTCTTTCCTCCTTCGCTGGCCGTCGACCGAGACCCGCCAGCTCGAAATCCACGAACTGCCCACCATCGACCTGGTCCCCTCGCCGATCACGATCGAGCCCAGCACACAGCCCCAAATCTCCTGGAACGCCCTGGCCACGGCCGAGCGCTATCGGATCTACCACCGCACTGACCCGGCCGGCCCCGACACGCTCCTTTTCGACGGCCATGTCGCCCCCGACGAATTCGGCATTTGCCGCCTCGTCTGTCCGATCACCCTCGACGGCCGCGGCGGCAAGTGGCAGTTTTTCCGCGTGGAAGCCGTCGACCAGTTCGGCCACCAGTCCACGCGATACTCCTGGGTCTACCTGGCCATGCAACCAGCCGACCCGCCCACGATCGCCATTTCCGCCGGATCAGCCACCGGCTTGTATACCCTGCAAATCACGGAGTAGCCCCCATGCCGACACCCACCGCGGCCGACCTCAAACTGTACTACCTCACCGGAGCCACGGCCAGTCAACCCCTGCCGACGCACACCATCGGAACGGGCAGCACGACGACCAGCCTGGTGCCGACCACGGCCCTCACCGCTCCGGCCGGCGGCGTCGGCTGGTTCATTACCGGAGCCCTGGCTGGCGAGCCGTTCCATGTCATGGGGCCGGCCAGCGGCGGCGCCTACCCGCTGTCCAAGGCCCTTTCATCTGCCCCGTCTGCCGGCGATCAATTCGTCTTCTGCGCCGTGGGGTCCAATCGCTCCACAACGCAGATCCTGGGGCAGACCGTCGGCGGCGAACAGCCCGAAATTGCCGCCGTGGCCGGCAGCACGATCACCGGCCTGTCGATCCATCGCGCAGCGGCCGGCCTGGGCGAGGGCACGCTGACGGTCGCCTTCACGGCTAGCGGGCAAACCGTCAAGATCAAGATGGGCACTGAGGAATACGGCGAGGCCGTGGCCCTTTCGACCGCCACCAGCGAGGCCAAGCCGGTCTACAACGCGGCCAAGAACGGCTTTATCGAGGTAACGGCGGTCCTGGCCAGCCTCCCCGCCACCGACCAGACGGAGCCCTGGACGCTGGCCTTCCCGGTCGGCAAGTTCGTGCCCGACTACGAGGGCGACGAAACCTCCGAGATCAGCGGCGGCAAGGTCCGCGTCCGCGGGATCGCCGCCGTCAACGGCAACGCAAGCGGGGTCATGGCCTCATTGGCGGTTCACCTCATTCCGCCGGCCGGCACGGCTACCACGATCGCCACCGGCAGCTCCCTGGGGCTGACCGCCGGCACGTTCGACGGAACAGACGCCAGCGACTGGGAGGCCGCCGGCTGGGTCTACAACAGCACCAAGGGCGATTTGCGGCCCTACACGCTCAGCGGCAACACGTTCACCTGCCCCGCGGCCAACTGGGTGGTCCTGACCGGCAACGGATCGACGGCCGCGGCATACGGCGCGACGATCACCGGAGCAACCAGCGGAGCGACGGCCGTAGTAGTCGCCTCCCGGGCCGGCTACGCGATCTGCAAGAGCCTGACCGGGACATTCCAGGTTGGCGAGACGGCCGGGGCCCTTGGCACGCTCTCGGCCGTTGCGGTCGGTTTCCGTGGAAAGACCGCCGTCGCCTGGGAAGCCGGCGACACGATCCGGCCAATGGCTCCGGTCGACCTGACAATCGACCCCGCCCCGACCGAGGTCATCACCAGCGAGACGCAGCTTCCTCCGCTGACGTTCAGTTGTCCCACCGAATCCGCAAAACTCGCCATCGGAAACCTTGGGGCCGGCGGGGTGGCGATCCTCTGGCAGGTGGAAACGATCCGCGACGGCGAACCGGCCGGGAACCACCTGGAGCGCATGCGGTTTTCGTGGACCTGATCAGGAGTTAGGAGTACGGAGCCTGAACATGCCACTCGTTGAAGTTCTGTCGGTTACCTACCGCTGCGGCACTTCGGTCTACAAGCCGTCGGCCGGCATGCGCACGGAGGGGACGGTCCGCGTCCGCATCAACGGCCCGTGCCTGGATTGCTACGATTCGGAAAACAGGCCCGAGTTTCGAGGCTACCTCACCTGTCCCGCTTGGGAGTCGATGACCGACCTCCCCGCGGTGACCTCCTTCCCGTCTGAAGTCGAGGTCCCGATCTACGCGAGCCCCTACTCGGCCACAGGCGTCGTGAGCTGGACCGCCCAGCACTGCTCGGGAGGCGACGAGATCGGGACGAGCAGCGTCGAGGTGTTGGTGGACACGGCCAAGCCGGCGATCAGCGCTGAGGTCGAGTCGCTCAACTGTGACCCGTGGCAGGTCGTCGTGCGTGTGGCACTCACGCGCGCCGAATCGTGGCGGTACGTCGCGTCTTCTCAGAGCGTGGATTCCGGGACGCTCGCCGTTGCCGACGGTGCGTGCAGTTTTAGCGGTCAGACCGTCACGCTGACGGGAAGCCTGACCGATACCATCACCATCGAGGCGACCAACGCCAACGGCACCACCTCGACCACGTTCGCGCTCACGCCAGTGACCGCCAGCGGCTCGATTGCCGCCTCCCCCACGACCGTCGAGCCGGGCGAGCCGGTGACGCTGACGTGGAGCGTCACTTGTCCAACCGGAGAGCTGGTGGGGGTCGATGCTGAGATCGACAACGGCGTGGGCCCTGTGTTCTCCGGCGTCATCGACGGCCCGGAAAGCGGCACGGTGACCGTCTGGCCACTGACATCGACCACCTACACATTGACTGTCGGGTCGGACTGCGTTAGCCGTACCTACAGCGTCACGGTCACCGTCACTACCCCCGACCCGGGCACCTCGCCGTGGATCACCGGCCAGACACACCGCTTGCCGTTCACCGTCCAGCGCGACCACATCAGCGCCGACCTGACTTCGCATCGGCTGTTGGTGGTAATCGACGACGAGGCAAGAGGCACGGATCTGGGGTCCTGGTGCGCCGCCGATGGCAGCGACGTTTTCTTCGCAGGGCCTGACGGGACAACCGTTCTCTCGCGCCAATTGATTGCATTCTCAGTTACTTCCGGAAAGGCGTTGGGGATCTGGCGATTGACCGTCGCCTCCATCCTCGCGGCCGAGGATGTGACGATCTACGCCTATTGCGGCGCGACCTCGCCGACCTCCTCGAATCCATCGGCCGTCTGGACCGGACACGCCGGCGTCTTCCCTCTGGACGAGACATCCGGCGCGACCGCCACCAACTTGATCGGCAGCAATCACGGCACCTATGTTGGGAGCTTGCCAAACGCGGCGACCGGCGTTATCGCAGGATGCCAGTATTTCAACGGAACTGCCGGCAACTACATCAACGCGGGAAACATCGGCGCGACCTCGACCAGCATCACGCTCTCGGCCTGGGTCAAGTGGGACGCGATCCAGGACGCCACGCCCGTGATCGCCACCAAACGCGACAGCGGCTGCAATTGGGCGCTGGCCAAGTCGAGCAACTCCTACGGCGGCAGCACGAACAATCTCACGTTCTCTTTCCACGCGGCGGGCTATTGGCGGCTCTGGCATACGACCAACGCCAACCTCCAGGCCGACACCTGGTATTTCATCGTCGTCACGTACAACGGCACGAGCAATCCAAAGGTCTACGTCAACGGCGTCCTCTGCTCCGGGTTTTGGAACACGTCGCAACCATGGTACGCGGCCGGTCCGGTGGCTCTGGCCTCGGGAACCGATCCCGTGCAGATCGGCGGCCGGATGGATTCCGGCGAACCCGATCCGCATTATGGCTGGATCGATGACGTCCGTATCCTCACGGGCACGGTCCTTCCGCAGGCCTTCGCCGAGTTCGAGTACTACAACGCCACCGAGGCCGATCACGAGTTGACCTTCCTGCCGATGCAGACCCTCGACGTGCGCACGCCGACGTCTGCCGACTTGGCCGTCCGCTGGTCGTCTCAGGAAGATGTTCGCACGCCAACCAGTGCCGATCTTGCCGCCCGATGGTCCGCACGGGAGGACGTTCGCACGCCGACGTCCGCGGACCTGGCTGCTCGCTGGGGCTCGATCGTCGAAACACGCGTGCCGACCAGTGCTGACTTCGCCGCGCGTTGGTCATCCGTGGTCGACGTGCGGATCCCGACGTCGGCCGACCTGGCCGCGCGGTGGGCCTCGATAGAAGCCCGCGTGCCAACCGTCGCCGATTTCGTTTGGCGGTACCGGATTCTCTATCCCGATCGCCACCATATCTACGCCCGCAACCTGGCCACGGGCGTGGTCACCGAGCTTGGAGCGGTCGACGCCGACGCCTCGCCCTTGCAGCTCGTCGACGTTCCCCTGGCCCCGGGAACCTATGAAGTCTGGTCCGTACGTGAAGGCCTCTACTGGAAGGCCGCGAGGAAGCCAACCGTCCAAGTCGTCACGATCGCCGACGACCTCCCGCCGGTTCTCGACCCGCTGCCCACGGCCCTCGACCTGGCCGCCTCCGTCTCCCGCGGCCAGACCACTCTGACCTGGACCGCCAGCCACGCCGTTACCGTCTGGGACATCCGTTGGGGCCTCTGGTTCGCCCCGGCCTCCCCGGTCGACACCTCCGGCCCGCCGGCCCAGCGTGTTGCCGCCATGCCCACGCAGTTGGCCTACCAAGCCACGCGCAGCCAGCAGGCCCCCGAGTATGTCGCCCTGGCCGCGATCGCCGCGGATGGCACCAAGGGCACGTCCGCGGAACTCTACTTGCCCTGGAGCACGACTCCGCCGGCCAGCCCGCCTAATCAGACGGCCCAGGCATAGATGCTTCAGCTCTTGCCTTGCCAAAGCCGCGACCCCGAACGGCAGAACTGCATTCTCGGCCCCAACAGGTCTGAGATTCTCGGCAGTTGAAGCCCATCCGATAGAAACATGACTTCCTGTCCCTCGTATTTCTCGTGGGCGGTATAGTGAAGTCCGTACACGATTCGGCGGAACGAGGGATAGAGGCGGTGAAAAATCGCTGCCTTGTCGTACGTCACAATCCACGGTTGCCGAAGCTTGGTTACGCTGCTGGCCAGCTTTCGGTGGTCGCCGATTGTATACGTGTTCATGTAGAGTTGGTAGCTGCGTTCAATATACGGTGGATCGACAAAGACGAACGCATCGCGGCCCATTTTCGCGACGACCTTCTGAGTAAACTCTCGGCCATCCATCTGGTATAGCTTGATCCGGTCTCGGTATCGACCGATCTTCTTGATGCGATCAATCAACGAGTCCTTGCCAAACCGAACGTCAAGGGTCCATTCGCCTGCCTGGTCCTTTCCGCCGATTACGCCGCCCTGGATAATACCAGATCGATTCGTTCGATTCAAAAACAGCGTGGCAAACCCCAGATCGTCAAGGTTGGCGTCTTCTCGCCTGTCGTAGACCGCCCTTTGTCGCTTCCACTCCCGCATCGTTACATTGACGGCTCGGATTCTTTTGCACAGCCACGTCGTATCATTCAGAATCGTGTGCCACAGCGAGTATACTGGCCGAGCCAAGTCGTTCAGGTGGATGGTCGATGCGTATTCCTCGAAAAGCAAGCCGAGCGCGACCGCAGCGCCACCGGCATAGGGTTCGACGTATTGGATATCACGTAGATCGTTCTGTTCCAGAAGGCGAGTGACCACGTCTGCTAGGCGACGCTTTCCCCCTGGGTATCGCAATGGAGTGTAGGGCTTCATGCCACGATTCTAGGCAACTTCTCTCAAGATGGCCATAGGAGAATCAAGACGACCACATACCGATCAAGAACGGCTGCAGACAGTCCCAGTGTGCACGCAGGTCGCCCGGGGCGGGGAAGACGTGCTGATTGTGGATGTAATCATGCATCAGGTCGATCGATGGAGCGAGATACGAATCCTTCATCGTCGCCTTCCTGACGGGCTTTGCCTGCTGTGTCGTCAACTTCTTGTGTGACAGAAGATCGTTCAGAACTGCTTCCAGCTTCTGCCGCAGTTTGTCGTGGGGCCCACACGTCAAGGCATGCGTGTCGATGTACTCATCAACGCTCAACTCAACGAAAACACGAAATAGCACACTTACCGCGTTGGTATGGCTTTCGAGACTCAACGATCGCAATTCGCCCTCAATGGCACGAATTCTCGGATGCGTTATGGCCAGTACGCAGTCGCGTGGAATAAGAGTATCGCGAGTTCTGGCTGGTTTGGGTTTCTTGACGCCTTTCGTCTTCGGCAGTGGCTTTGCGACGCTGTCTCCGATGCTGCGACCATTTCCCTCTTGCGGCTTCACGACAATGTTTTGCGGAAGTCCTGCTGCATAGGCCTTGCGTTGGTCTTTGGTGTAGATGTCTTTTACTTTCGTGCCGTTCTCCGCGGCGAGATCATTCGTCACATACTTGAGGGCCTTCGTGACTTTCTTGTCGTCAGCACGTACTATCAGCTCACCATCTTGAAGGTCAAGCCCAAGCTTGTCGCGAACCTCTGGTGTTCCCAACAATCTCTTTAGGCTTGTCGCCGGCACCTTACTGCGATCCTCTGGCGTCAAGACGTTATGTCGTTCAAGATAGTCTAGAGCTTGAGTGCTAAGATCCTTTCGGCCTCCTCGGGCGCGAAACCGATTTGTTTCGTCACCACCCCATGGAACGATTCCGGCCCCCTCGTTTTCTCCAGTATGCCGTAGCTTGATCCAGTGCTCCGCATCTGGACGGTCTTTCACCACCAAGCACTGAACCAAGTCGATGGGCGTCTCTTGGTACTCTCTTGCAAGCGTTCGCATGCTCGAAAGCGAGCCGCCATCAAGGGCGCCGACGAAAGAATCCGGATTCTCCAGCGCCTTTAATGCGACTAGCCGCCGGTTTCCCTCAAGCACGACGTACCGATTCTCGCTGTCATTCGCGGGCATCACTATCGGCAGGTCGGCCGGATTCAGGCCATTTGCAACGATGTCCTTCGCAAGCGAGAGTATCTTGCGTGGCATGACCTTGGCAAGCGCCCTCATGGCTTCTCGCTGCCCCTCGTTCGGCTGCAATAGTCGCGGATTCTCCGCATCGACCAGAAGGTTTGAAGGCGTGATCGAACGAACGTCTGCCATGGCAGGCCCCCAGAGCTTGAGTAAAGTGGCCAAGACGGGGGTTATGATTGCACAGACAGCGAGCAATTGCAACTGATAAGTGGCTGGATGCCTCCTGCTCAATCCCTCGCACATCCACACTGTTCATTAATCCACCCTAAATGGGTGGGCGATAGTCGAGGCCATTCGTGAAGAATTCGACTACCGCACCACCCTTGCAAGCCTCCTCTTCGGCTCGCTAAACTAGTGACATGTGAGGAGCAATCCTCACCTCTTCAGCCCTTGTTGCTCCCTGCCCCGGCAACAAGGGCTTTTTCATGCTCGCCAGACCGCCCGCGCATAAAAAACGGCCGCCGGAGGCAGTCCAGAGCGGCCGCGCTGCCTCGGGCTTTGCGAGGCGAGGCAGCAAGAGAATTGGTGCTGGTCATTCGAGCCCGAATTGAGCCTTTTGCACAAGTCTTCCGCCCTGGAAGATCGCATTCATGTTCGGGCCGGTCCTGGTCGTCCATTGGCACATCACCGTTTCCTCGCCGCCGATGCTATTGCGGGAAAGCTCTTCGCCCTGCTGGCCGATGATCTCGACGACCTGGCGGTAGGTCATGCCCGTCTGAATCCGGTCATAGGCCGCCTTCGTGATGCCGAGGTTTTTCGAGGCGGCTTCCCGTCGACGCTCTTCGGCAGCCGCCTGCAGGCGAGCCTCTCGTTGCCGTTCTTCCGCGACCCGCTTCCGTTCGATGGCGGCGGCCGAGCGTCGCGATTCCTCGGCCCGCGGCCGGTCCTTGATCCACGCTTGATCCTCGTCGCTCAACTTGTCCAAGGCGATCGTGATCGTTTCCCCATCCGCCTTCAAGAGCTTCACCTTGCCGGCCGCGACTCCCTTGAACTCCGCCTCGATCGTGTGCTTTCCGGTGGAATCGGTCCAGGTCCGCCGTTTTGCGGAATCCTCCGGCTCATCTGCGGAGGCCTTCTCTGCGACAACCTTCAATGGTCTTTGGGAGGAAGTGGAATCGTTCATTGCGATCGGCGTATTCGGTGACGATTCTGCCTGCGGTGTTGGCTGGGCGGACTCTTGCACGGCCGAGTCCGTCGACGGCGACGGTTCCCTGGCTAGGGGTTGCGACGGAGCCGAGGATTGGGCCCTGACTTCTGCCGCGACTCTTTCACGTGCTTCTTGCCTCGCCTGCGACTCGCGGGCCGCCTGCCGGGCTGAGTCTCCAGCAGACGACAGGATCATCACGCATCCGCCACATCCCAAGCAGAGGAGAACGAATCCCGCAGCCAGCCCCAACACCACGCCGACAGCACCGCCAAAAGCCTTCGCAAACCCCATCTAGCTGCCCTCCCCGATTGAAGAATCTGCACCTTTCCTGCCTTCGAAGAATCTGCCCCATGTCCACCACGATACCCCCGCGGCGTGCTGTTTGCAACCATCTTGCGGGGCGATCTTACGAACCGCCTGCCATCGTTCGCCGTACAAATGAATGGTCTCGCAGGGGTGGCAAATCCGCATGCGAGGGCTTGACGTGATACTGTTCGGGTGTACACTGGCTAGCAAATCACGTCAGTGGCTCGGGCCGAAGCCCGCCGGTGCGAGGGCCGGACCCTCGCCGTCGTGGGAGGAGCGATCAAGATGCTCACCTACGCCGTCTTCGTTGGTACTCTCTCGCCAGCGCTTCTGCCTTCTTTTGGGCATCTTCCGCGAACGTCCGAACCATCGGGATTGCGCCGGGATGGTCTGGGGTTCCGTAGACTCCACGCGAGCCCGTCACGTCGACCACACTGTCAGGGACCGTGCGGAGCAAGCGGGCCGCCTCTCGGATCTTCTTGAGGTGCGTCTCAAGATCGTCCCCGATCTGGTCCAGGCTATCGGCAGTTTGTGGCCCCACACGGCGTTGCGACATGCAACCTGTATCGGCACCGCCTGATTGCCGGGTTTGTCTCGCGTTGCAACCCGGTATGTATCGCGTACCGACACCCCCAGCATGGACCATTGATAGTTCAGATATGGCGATTATGGTGATTGAGTGAGATTTGCCGGCGGGGCGCGGGGCTGCCGTCGGGGTAGAGTCCCAAGCGGGAAAGGCAAAGATGGACAGGTTTGAGCGTTGCGCCGTGGTGATTATGGCGGGGGAAATCGTGCATTCAGTGCTTGTCCCGTGTGCGGACAGGCCCTTTTGCGAAGCTGTGATCGGCTACTTCAACGAAGGCCAGAATTCCGGGCACGTCGCTCGCCTTGTACCGTTACTCCTCGGCCCTAGTCCCACTTTTGGTCCCACTTGCCCAGCCAAACGAAAAAAGCCTTTCCTAACTCGTTGTCAGGAAAGGCTTTCAGGAGCTGGGGAACAAGGATTTGAACCTTGACTAACTGATCCAGAGTCAGTCGTGCTACCGTTACACTATTCCCCAGTGGGTAGACCACTAGATACGTATTCTACTCGACGCGAAAAGTCCGCGTCTTGA